GATCCGTATGTAAATTACCTGCAATACCACCACTACCCAGACATGAGTAGTTCTGACCTTTCTACGAAGCTAAAGGATCAGCCATACATGGACGCTGCTAACTCACACTTCCAGCAACGCTATCCTAACGAAGATCCTTATACAGCACCATTACCTAAGCCAGAGGTGTTCGACAATAGCGATACTAAAGCGCTAGTTGGAAAGCAAGCAGTGAAAGGGGTGATGACAGGCTCTAAGATAGGAAGCTCCGTAGGAGGCGCTATTGGCTCTATTATACCAGGAGCTGGAACAGCAGCAGGCGCAGCAGTAGGGACGCTCATAGGAACGGGCGTTGGTGCTATCGCTGGTGCAGCATCGGGATGGGCGAAGGGTAGTAAGCTGAAGCGTGAGTCTGAGAAGGAGATGAGTGAGTACAAGGCGGTGGAGGCCAAGAGAGACCAAGAGGTAAAAGAGCGGGATTACACAAACACAATGCAGACGAAGCAATCGGAGTACATGCGTACACTAAGCTCTGGTCGATTACATTAAGAATCAAAAGTTATGGGCAAACCTTGTAGGGTTACGTTTGGGGATCATGTGTTCTTTAAGGATGACTTCATCCATAGGATGCTTGATACGTTGCATTTGGATGATGCTGTGGTTGATTCGTCTCCATACCTCAAGTCTATCGAATACGATAACAGCTTCCGTGAGGGCGATCCTATGCTGATTCGTAAGAAGGTAGCTGAAGCAGCGCCACAACCAACGGCAGCAGCACCAAAAGCGCCAAGCATATTCACTGACCTGGATGCTACTAATAAGCGTGGTGGGCTGAAGGCTCAGCAAGAAGCGAAGAAGTCGTTTAAGGAGAAGTATGGCAACGCAGCCGATGTCGCTAAAGCAATAAGTGCTAACTTTGAGGCAATCGCTGACGAGTTAAAATCGAAGGATGTATTCACAGAAATAGATTGTAAATAATGAAGACTTCACTACTCAGTACAGAATACAAAAAGAAGATAAACGAAGCCATTGGATATGAGCTTGATGCGTCAAATACATACAAGCATATAGCGAACCATCTTCAAGGATTAGGGTGGTTTGGCAGCACATCATTCTTTCAGAAAGAATCGAAAGATGAGTTAAAGCACTACCAGATATGGGTGGACTTCGTGAACGACAGAGGTGATGTGGCAGACGTTCCTATGGTGAAAGCCATGAAGGAATCTATCCCATCGCTACGTTCAGCTTTTGAGCTGTACTACAACAAAGAGGTTACTCTTGGTGAGTTCTATAATGACTGGTATATGGACTGCGATGATGCCACTATTCATCAGCAGCTATTGTTCTTTGTAGAGACACAGCGTACGAGCATCGGAGAGGCGGGAGACTTATTGGCTACGCTTGACCGAGTGGCGGGTAATAGCGCAGGAGAATTAATGTTTGACCAACAACGAGGAGCATAATGGCTAAACCATGTAAGTACACATTGAAAGACGGTACTGTTCTTGATTTCGATCAGGCACGTCAGTACGTCATGGATAACATTGCTGACCTAATCAAAGATTCACCAACACTTAAAGCTCAATACGATGCCACTACTAAAGGGAAAGTCGAAGAAGGTGATAAGCCTGAATATAAAGAAGGAGTTGAAGGCGGGAAAACCGCAGAAGCAGGCGGTGGCAATCGCCCTGTCACAAGCTCGATCACAGAAGAGCAAGGGACAGAAGAAGTAAAGACACCTTCGGTATATGCCACGCTGGCTGATAAGGCGAGAGCGAAGATCAAAGAGCTAAAAGAATCGAAGAAGCCTTATGATCCTAATAACCCTAAGCCATACCTAGCGAGTAGCTCATTTATTCCTGTTGATGCGCACATTGCAGCACTTGAGGCATTCGCTAAGGTGATGGATGGCGTTAACGAACTAAGCGAAGCATACACTAGCGGAGCTACGTTGAAAGAGGCTGTTAAAGCAGGGCTAGATGCAATGCGTTCTCATCCTGACTTCAAGGCAATGGACAGCGAGGATAAGCAGTCTGCTATTGACGAGTTCAATGATGAGTATTCTGAAGCAGCTATTCCAATGGAGGATGATTTGAATCCAGAGGGGTATGCTGAGGGGCAGAAGTATAGTAAGAATCGTATTTCGAAAATAGTACAAAGAGCGCTACAAGGAGGTAGCTTATCTAAAGAACTTGCTGCGATAATTGGACAAAATGAAAATGCTGATGGTAGTTTCGTTTGGGCAGAAGAGAGTGTGCATATTAAAGACGTTGCTAAAATCATTGATGAACTGATTGAGAAATTAGGGCCTAATGGTATTAGTAAGATGATGGATGTTGCAAGCGATGTCAGGATTCCTGCTTGGTTCAGAGTATTAGCAGCGGGTAAGATTAATGACATCCTGTATCTACAAGAAAGGGCAGCAGAGACGAAGGCCGATAAAGATATTGCTATCGATAGGGCTGTCTCAATGATAAGTGTTATTGCAGGTATAGGAGAAGAAGCAGGCCGTACACTCAGATTCATTCAAGAGGTATACAGACAAAGCCCTATTGCATATGCTCGTCATACTAAGAATAAAATTGATGTTGCTATAAATACAGCTGAAACGCAAAGGAAGAATGAGTTAATGCTTGAGGATATAGCCAATATCATCAATGGCAAAGAATCCGAAAGCATAAGTCCACAGGAAGCGGAAAAGGCAAGAGCGGAAGAAGTAACTGAAACAGCAGCAGCGGCAGCCGATCAAGTGCTTAATGACGACGCGAAGACGAAGGAAGATGTTATTATTGGGTTAGAAGCGGAGCTTGCTGGCATTGACGCTGATATAGCTGCGTTAGAAGCACAGATTGCAGAAGAACGTGCTAATAAGAAGCGAGGTAAAGGCAAAGGAGGAGCGCCAAGCTCTATTCCATCAGGTATAAGAAACCTCTTTTCAGCACCACAGCCGTCTAATTTACAGAAGAAGCTTACTGAGTTAAAGGCGAAGAAGAAAGAGATTGAGGCGAAGGTTAAAGTGATGAAGACTGAGGCTGCAGCTGAAAAGAAAATCAAGAGTCAGAAAAACAAAGAGCAATTAAGTAATAAGCAGAAGATAAGTCAAGCGCTCAAAGATGCTGGATATGTAACTCCAGGTGGGCTTGTTGACTGGAATAGCATAATTGGGAATCCTAATACATCAGTGGAGGCCAAGCAAGCTATCTATGACAAGATAAAGGAAGTATCAGGGGAAGATGCGGCTAATCAAATGAAGCCACAACTAGACGCTGTTTACGATAACATGATAGCTAAAAAGAAATTGAAAGCTATCGACAAAATACTTAAAGCGCAAGGGAAGCCTCCTGTTAAGCGAGGTCACTTGCCATCTGTCGTATATAAATTGAATCGATTGATTGCGCTCAATGGCTCTGCAACCGGAGCTAATGTGCAGAGCGCTATTGGTCATTTGCTTGGCACGACATCTATCACGCCACAGCAGTCAGCGAGGTTAGATGAATTGAGCCAGAGCTATTTCAATGCTCCTAACGGGTACTTGAGAGCAGCGGAGCTTGAGAGAATGACTCATTATATTGACTTGATATCAAAAGGTAAGGGGCGGTATATCATTGCTACATTGCATCAGCATTTTGTTGCAGGATTAATTTCTGGGCCGTTGACAAGTTTAAAGAACTCAACAGTACTTGCAGATTTGATATTCCAAATTGGATCAGAATACGTGCGTTCTGGATTCGATAAGAACGTATTGAAGTCTGCATTGGCAGGGATGAAAGAGGGGTTTGTTATTGGTAAAAACGTAATTGGTAAAGGGTATGCTGGACGTACAATTTCAGCTTTAGATATGCAGCAAGGGGGGAAGCAGAATATGACCCCTCGAATAGCAGAATTCGTATTTGATATCGTTCCTAGCTCAAGGATGGGGCGCAATGTAGCAAGGGCTTCCAATGTATGGAATATTGCTAAGTACATGGCTCGTACGAACGAAGGAGTAGATAGTCTATTTGGCTCTGTCTCTGCCAGTATGACGAAGTATGCGATGCTCAAGCAGTATTACAAAGACCAAAACAAGGGAATGAGCCGTAATGCTGCGGGAGCGGCAGCGTATACCGACCTGTATGTGACGGAGGAGAAGTTCAACGATGCAATGGATCAGGCCAGAGGCGAGATTGCCAAAATGGGTGTCGATGCTTCTGAAAATATGGTGAAGCGCAGAGCGTATGAGATAATTGACGAGAATAGGGAGATTCCTCAAATCACTAAAGACTTAGCGGAAGAGGCGGCCAATCAACTTACTTATAAGAAGCCTGGACTATATGGCATAACGCATGCATTGCCTTTTAGTATTAATGCAATGTCAAGGGCGCTTGATAAGTTTTCTAAATCAAAGCACCTTAACCCTAAAGTAGCAGGAGCGCTGGCAGAGGCTGGGAAGTATGGACTTAATACAGTAGTTCCGTTTGCTGGCATTGGAGCTAACGTAACAGAGACGAGTCTTGACTGGTTGCCTATATATGGAACAACAAAAATGATTGGTGGTATTATAAATTACCACGCTTTCACGACTGACAAGACAGGAGAGAAGGCTGTTAAGCTAAAGGTTGCATTACGTCAGATATATGCCAAGCAAGCTATAACTCTAACAGCGTCCGCATATGTTATCGCAATGCTTTTGGCAGGAGATGATGATGATGAGAAAGAGATCATGTCATACTTTGACTTGGTTAAAGGTACTGGAGGAAAGTATGTAAGGAAGAATCCAATCCCAGGAGAGGAGAAAGACAGAACAATACTTGGTGTCTCTCTCGACATTACAGCGTCATTGCAAACTGCATTATTGGTAATAGCTGACTACAGACAACAGGTTGAAGAGAATCCAGATTATACGAATATGGATTTGTTACAGTATGCAGTAAATGCATATAAAACAGCTGTACTTGCTTCATCAATCCTGAAGTCAGGGGCAGAGATAATTGACTTGCTTGACAATATAGGAGTAGTAGATAAGTCAAAGTTTCTAAGCAAGAAGGCTTCTCAGGTCTTGGCTAACTCTCTCCTTCCTGCCGCGGGTATGGCGAAGCAGGGTGGTGACTTGAAGTCTCCTGTCAAGAAAGAAGCAATAGGATTCTTTGACAACCTAATGAATGAAGGCGGCATTTATACTACATGGGCAATCGATCGTGAGAAGTTTGATTGGAGAGGCCGTCCTTTCGCGACAGGAGATTTCTATGCATCTAATCCACGTGCTTTTACAACGAACATGGGGATTACTAAAAACATCCTTAAGGCCGATGATATTGATAAGTGGGCTGCTAATAAGAACGTAAAGACTGTTGGGCCGAAGACTGACAATGACAAGGAAGAGGATCAGTTCAGATATTCATTGATTGTACCCGAAACGCCAGGTAATGCTCCATTCAGATTTATGGATAATTACGAGGTGTACGATTTCAATAAGAGAGCGGCTCAGTTATTTAATAAGGAGATCACTGAATACTGGGGATCTGATCGTGATGTTATGATAGCGGCTACAGAGAAAGAGGCTCAGGAGATTGTTTCATTGATATGGGGACGAGCGAAAGAGCGTTCATTCTACGAGCTTAACCTGAAGGTGAATCCTAGGTTAAGTGAAACGTATAGCGAACAGGAGTTTAAAGACAGGATGAATAGAGTGGAAAAAGAGCCAGAGCGGAGTAGAGATGTTGGCAAGCTTGAGTTTAGAATCAAAAAGAAACCAATCTTTGAATAAGGAGGAAACCTCAATCTGCAGTACTAAGAATATTGTTGTAAATTTGAAATCGTAAAAACAGAATTGCATAATGGTTGTAGATCTTAACTTCTGCCTTGCAGAGCAATGTACGTGTAAGACAGCTATGTTTAACGACACTACTGGCTTATATGATCCCATCACTAATACTGGTGGATGGGGTACTCCTAACGCAGAAAGCTCTACAATCACCTCTGCTATCATCACCATCATCCCTAAGGGATACATTGATCCTATCACGTTTACGTTTACGATTGAGGACAATGTAATCACGCAGGTTATCCGAGAGGATCAATTCGGAACGCCAGTGAATGTTACGGCGTTAATCAATAGCACGATATTTCCTTTCTACGAGTTTGAGTTCAATAGCTTGTTGCTGTTTAACGCAAGCATCGATAGCGATCTGTCTGATGGCTCATATTGGGTTAACTACTCTTGTTCTGATGGCACTGATGTGTCAATGAATGAGCAGTGGGTATTCTTCACATGTTTATCAAAGCGCTGCAAGGACGACACTATTGTTCGTGGTGCTGCTGGTCATGTGACGACTGAGAATCAGATAAAGATATTCCTGAACTACGAATACATTTTAGGTGGGGTTAGTTTGGGTGATAAGGATTTTGTTAACGCACAGGTGGACGCAATGGCAAGCTTATGCCTTGACTGCGGATGCGGCTGTTAAACTATAAAAAAGACAAGACATGGCAGGTTGCTGTTTAACGAATTTAGGGTGTTTAAGTATCCCGATACAATACATCTCAGTGGCTGGTACTCCAGGCGCTCCAGGCGCTCCAGGTACTCCAGGTGATCCAGGTGATCCAGGTGATCCAGGTGTCGCAGGCCCAAGTGGCGTGTATCGCCTGTATTACGATGTGGAAGAAGCTAAAACAATTACAACAGGAGACTATTTCAACTTAGCTACATACGCATTGGGGGCGAATCAGCTTGTGAATGACGGGGATTCTATCGTGGTGTCGGTATGGAGTCGGCAGGACGCTCCTGTGAATCAAACTAATCCTCCATTGCGTCAGGTTACATTCGCTTCGCAGTCATGCACTTTATTTACATTTGAGCCTACCTCGATGTTTAATGGCAAGAATCTATATCGCCTTGTTGTGGAGATTATAAAAACTGGAGTAACTACGGCTACGTGTAGAGTTCAGGCAGACTTCCTGCCATTGAATGCTACGTCAAGTGGAAATCAAACTACTTGCCTTCAGCGTAATTTGACAGGACTGAACTTCGGTATCGTAAATGCTATTGCATACAATGTGAAGCAGCAGGTTGCTAATGAGAGCGTAATGACATCAATCACAATCGATAAAATCACAGCGCAATGAACTACGCTTCTATAGAAATAACGTCTACGGGACTCTCTTTAGACAACTACGTTGCGCCTGGCGTAATGCTTAATCTCAACTTATACTCATCTGGCCCTGTTACGCTGGTGGGTAATGTTGCAATCAACCCGACTACTACAGCATTAGAGCCAGCAAGCTTCAGTGTGCTATGGACAGCAGATGTAACACTGAGTACATTCAGTGTTGTCATTGCAGGGGTAACGATCTCTCAGGATCAGGTTAATCAGAGTGGTACGTTCACGTGCTTCTTTGACGGGACGGCATGGGATGTACAATACTTCGCAAATGGGATAGATGCCCCACAGGCAGCACAAGGAGTAACGAACGCCATTGTTCCAGTAGGAGGCACACTTACGCTTGTCGCTGGTGTTGATACGGCGTATCAGGTGCTTGTTGGTAGTCCAACGACATTAACGAGCAACTACACTGTAACGGCAGGTACGTCAGGCATCAAAGCAGGGAGTCAATTCCAGATTGAGGTGTCGGGTGGTGTGACGCTTGGTGCTAATACGATGACAGTGTTTGGGATTAGCGTCAATGCGAACCAAGCACTCAACGGAGGTATCATCATTATCGCCACGTTTGATGGCTCTGTATGGCGCGGAGTGTCTACATCGAAGCCATTATCAACGACAGACCTTGACGCTATCGCAGCGCTCTCTGTTGTAGCTAACGCGACAAACGCTTCAGCATCACCTACGGCAGTACCATTTGCTGTAGACGGGGCTGTTTTAAAGCGCAGCGGAACGGGACTTACTGCAGGGCTTATTACATCGGCTAACATCGACTCTTCACTACAAGTGATGAAGGTGGCGATTGTACCAGTGTCATCTGCTCAGATATTAGCAAGCTACACAACGCCAATTAAGGTGCTGGATGCTCCAGGTGCTGGGTATGTCAACGTGGTGTACAGTGTGCTTGTTAAGTGCACGTTCAACACGACGGCATATACCACTAACCTAAACGCGAACATCGTATCCTTCTCAGGAAGCGAGAAGCTTATGGTAGCAACGGGGTTGTGGGGATTTGCTGCATCGGGGATAGATCAGTTCTTCCTGTATAACCCAGGAGCGTCATCTAACCAATATGTGGTGAATGACATTTTGCGATTAGCGACATCTGTTGGTAATCCTGCTGCTGGCGATGGTACGGCTACGGTATACGTAACATACACAACTCTTGCTGTCTAATGGCTACACTAGGACAATATCAATCATTCGCGTTAATAAGCTATTCAGCTATTAAGACGCAGTTAGCGTACCTCAACGAGCAGATTGCTATTGGGTGCGATGAAGGGTGTGTTCCTGAGACGCTGTACATAGCAAAGAACTACACAGACACAGTGATGTCATACGCCACCAACTGCATTAGTGTGATTGGATTAAGGGAGATGGACATTGTCACTATATGTAATTGGATTTGCCGTAATGTAAATTTCACTACAGCTCCTATTGCAACATTACCAGAGACATACGTAAACGGAAGCTGGGACTTCAATCACAACGATTTTAACATAAACGACTTCGCATAATGGCATCACAGGCAGAATTACAAGCATTGCTTAATATGATTATCCCTAACGGGCAGTTTACTGCAGCGAAAATGAATCCTTTGTTGCAGGGTATTTTGAATCAAGCGTTCTATGGCAATGCCGTAGAAGAGATTAGTATGGTTAATGCCGCTACAACTCAGTTGTCTAATCAATGCGGATCAGCGGTGTTGTCTAATTCTGTATCTACATACACTGTAAAGCTCCCTGCTGCAGCTCAATTAGGTCAGAAGGTAGTTATTTTCATCGGCCCAACAGGGACTGTAGGGACGCTATCTGTGAAAGATTCTGATGGTAACGCAGTTGGAACAATGTCTGCTGCAGCATTTGATACAATCACTTATTCTCTCACTGACACAGCGTGGTTGATGACAGGGTTCGCTGGAACGATTGTGTAAAATACATGTAACTAATACCTACTAAGTAGGAATAACAGGAGAGTGTCTTGGTGCGTATAATAGCGCATGAAGACACTTTTCTTTTTGCTGTTAAGCGTAGCAGCTACGGCGCAATGTAATGTAACGAGGACGGCACAGCCATACTTGGCGCTCCCTTCGTTCTTTGGTTTGTATTTCTCAGGGCAGTGTGTGTCGGGAGCGATACGTGACACTACTATTTGTGTTAAGGTGGCACGTGTTAACCAAGGGCAGATAGCAGCGTTCAGCTACTCATCCCCAAGCGGACAGCCTGCTTATGTGACAGCGGTGAAGCAGTACAATAGCGCATGCGTGTTCATCGAGAATGGAACGCTGATTCCAGCAGGTAGTGACACTATCACTGTATGCTATACGATACAGGCGCAGTTGATTGATAACTTCTGCCCGTATACAGTACTCGCTGGTGGCCTTGCTGTTCAGTGGTGTGGTATTTATGCGTATCACGCTGACGGGAGCGTTAAGGTGAGGTTTATGACGTGTTCAAACGCAGGGACAAAGAGCTATGAGATTATCACTTCAACGGATGCTATTAACTGGACATCGCTGGTTAACGTGCTGCCAGAGGTGGAGACGAAGTCTACTGAGAGCAACTACAATGTCTGTATTCCATTCAACAGGGGCGGTATGAATTACTTTGCTGTTCGGGAGCATGATGTCAATGGCGGTGTTCATGTATCGGATATTGTGTATTGCGAAGTGCCTTATCCATCTAAGGATGGGCAGATGTTCGATCTGTTAGGGCGCTCTGTGTCTGATTCCAAGTTCATGTACTATGTTGGTGGGCATTAACACTATCTTCGCACCTATGAATCCTGATTACCCTCGTTGGTTACGTGTGCTGATAGCAATCCTAAAGAACTGGAAAGAGACCTTTGGGAGTGTTGCAATTCTCGCTACCTTATATCTGTGGTACTTCGATCAGATAACGCAGGAGAAGGCAGTATTCGGGCTTATTCTGTTGGTTGCTGGTGGGTTCATTAATAACACATTTGATTTCATAGGACTGTTTAAATACATTGGTAATTACAAGAAAGGAGGTAATGATGCAGCTGATGAGTAGAGATACTGTGCACAATGAAAACGGCTCTTGGTTTACCTCCGATACCCTCATCCATATCCGTGAGTATAGGGAGGTGATAGCGCATGAATTGGTGACACTGAAGCCTACTGTCGATCCTGATGGGGTGGGCATGCTGTATTGGTATGTGTCAATCACAGGAGATACGGTCGCCTTGAGTCAGGAATTGAGTACATTTGAGTACCAATTACCGATGATGATTCAACCTCTACGCGCTTCAGATACCATCCAGCCTAACGACAATCAGCATCCAGCTGCGATAGCCTTCACTGTTCATCACCCTTCGCATAGCCATCCAGTAACAACCTCAACAGACAGCGCATTCCACGCTGCCATGTTCCCTGCATTGGTTCTTATCACAGTTGCGTACATAGTAAGGTCGGTAACTAATGGGTATTGGGCCGCTCTTTTGAGGGACATTAACAAGGCATAATCTCATATAGGGGAGTCCCCCCACATTGTATCGAATACCTACATTATTTGTCTTGTAGGTCGCTGCTTATGTTATAAATTAGCCTTTGTAAAATAAGGAGATGATACCAGCCAATGTGATATTAGAGAATTCGTTGCATGCTTTTTACTTATGCAGTTCCGATGAAGGTGAAATAACATACAGTAATGAGTTGTTTAATGACTTCGCATCACATATCTCCCCGACGAACATAGAGCATTTTATCACCATTGATAACGATAAGGATTTAATGAAGAAGGCGATGGACAAAGCTGTTGAGCGCAGCCCATTCCCTTCTTCTTTTCAATGTCGTTTAAAGCAAAAGAACGGGGCTAGTAGATGGAGCACATGGGAGGTGGCCTTTGGATTAGGTACGTTTCATTTCATGGGCATACAGCTATTCGATGTTGTTAGCATCTCTTCTCATGAGTATGACACTCAGCGCAGGGTGCTTGAGAATATCGCCTGGATACAATCTCACAAAGTAAGAAAGCCATTGGCTAATATAATTGCATTGTCAGAGCTGATTGCAAAAACTCCTGGAATAGATAAGGATAAGCTTGAAGTGATTTCTATGTTAAAAACATCTTCTGAAGAACTTGACGATGTTATCAGAGAAATTACTACATTGTGCAACAGTGTCAAATGACTGTAGATGGACTTGTCTAATAGAGAGCATAATAAGAGACTCATAAATGTATTAGCATTCAGAGTGGCTTGTAATACGATGTGTGAAGTTTCGGCAATGATTATAGCGAAAGATTCATGGAGAACAATAACAGGATCATTCACAGATAAAGACGAGATCATCCTCAATATGATGTGGGGAAAGCACTTCGATAGGATGCTCAAGCTGGAGCAAGCATAATAAAATAATCCATTTGTATTAAAATAATACCTAAGTTTGCCTCTGATTAAAATAATCAGAAATGAGCGAATATACATTATCATTTGTTGAATCAGTAGTGCTTGCAGTGTCATGCATTGTTCCTCTTTTTACATTAGCTCATTACTACAACAAGCTAAGCAAGGAGCATGAAGAAACTCTGAAGGAGATTGAACGCCTTAAGAAGTGTTGCGAGAGCATTCGTTTACGTGGCACTGATGGCCGATTCATTAAATATGATAAGTCGAAATGACAAGCATTACAGAATTGATTAAGCTGGATTACCCTGCGCATCTTAAAGTTGGTATGTGTCGGGTGGTGCTTGGCGTATCACAGACGGAGCTGGCCGAGATGGCTGGACTCACTCAGGTGCAGGTGAGTATGTTTGAGAAGGGCAGGACAAAGAGAATCACCATGCGCCATTATGGTAGTATGATGAAGGCATTGTTACGCTATGAAAGAATAAGGAATCGTAAGGTTGAGCAAGAGGTATCCATTCGTAACTTTAAGCTCCAAATGAATCCCAATGGAAAAGTTGAATAAAACCATTATTGCCGTAGCTATCATTGCTGTATTACTGTTGCTTTTGTTTCTGCAATCTATGGAGCGCAGATCATGGAAGAACAAGGCTCTCATCGCTACGGGCAACTATGAGGCCGAGGTTCTTAATGGGCTGCATGAGGCTGATGGATTCACACGTACACTCAAGCTAACGGAAGAGCAGTTTGCTCAGCGCGAGGATGCGTACTTGGATAGCTTGAATGAATTGATGGACGATAAGATTGAGCTGTCTCGCGTGTTGAGGTTGACTCAGTTTCGCTTATCCCGCAAGACACAGAATACAGTTGAGTGGCGAGATAGTTTGGTGATGGGTGACACTATTCGTGTGGGACGTATTATTTCAAGCAAAGACTCTTGCCTATCAGTATCCGTATTTGAGCCAGCAAACAGCGACTCTGCGTTCGTCTCTACGTTCTTAAGTATCAAAGGAAGCGTTATCGTATACGAAGGCAACAGAAGCAAGCAGGCGAAGTTATTCGGGATGAACCTATTCCGCTATGGTAAGCGCATCACGTCAGCGAAGATGAACACCAACTGCGATGAGGCCGATGTAATCATACAGGATATAGAGGTGATTAAGCAGTAAAATAATCCACTCTCTATCAATCGTTTAACGCAAAATACCATATAAAATAAAACAATATTGTAATAGGTATTATTTACAGTGTATATTTGCATCAAACAAACAGACTATATATGGCAAAGCGTGACATTGAAATGTATTGCATAAGCGATCAGGACACTGATCTTGTTTATGGCAATCTATACAAAGGGGAGTTATACGGCTCTTACTTTCTAGTAAATGGGAATAGATACTCGTCAAACAGATTCTCTATTACCGAGACTCCTCAGGAGCAGCCCCTTTACTTGAAAAGGAAGCCTATTGAAGAGACGCGCATTGATAAGATAAAGCGTTACGCCTTGCATGCTAAAGCGTGTGGCAGTCAGGAGTTTTTTGTTGACTTAATACTGGAGGACATACTATGATATTCACATTCAAGCTTAGCTCGGAGGAAGAGTACTTCCGTGTTGACTACACCTCCAAGAGAATGATAAGCGTCTATTGCCAGAAGGGCCAGCGCGGCATCAGAGTGGTTGATGAGTTCGAAACTATCAAAACCATCATACATACGCTACTGAGCGATAGCCCACAATACACAGCCATCTCAACAGCTGAGTTCTTCGATGTCCACAATGACATCATTACAGAACTGGCCGGTAATCAAGAGGTGCTTTACAGCGAACAATTTAACAACTAAAACCAATAACTATGAATCCATTCACAGCACCAACGTCTGGTGCATCATTCGACAAAGAGCTGTTCCCCGCAGGAGCACAAATCGCAGTATTGTATTCTATGATCCACGTTGGTCATCAGGAGCAAGGGGGACAATTCCCTGGGCTTAAAGACACAATGCGTTTCACATTTGAAAGCTCGACAGAAATGCGAGTATTCAAAGAAGGCGATCCTGAGAAGCCTATGGTACTGGGATGTAAGTACACTCGTACTATGAACGAGAAGGCAGGACTACGCAAGATGATTGAAGGTATTGCTGGTAAGGCGTTCGCCTCCGATAAAGAAGCGTCTTCTTATGACTTCCGTAACCTGCTTGGTAAAGCGTGTATGATTAACGTGGTGCATGAGCCATCGAAGGACGGGACAAAGACATACGCTAACATCAAAGCGTTCATGCCTATCCCTAAGGGCTTTCCTGCTCCACTGCCAATCAATCCATTGGTATCGTATTCTCCACTTATGCATGACGAGGAAGTGTTTAAGACGCTACCTGAGTGGTTGCAAGAGGAGATTAAGAAATCACCTGAGTTCGCCTCTATGATGGATGCTGGTATCCAATCGATCCCTGCTGTAAATCCTCTTACTAACGAACGCAAAGAAGTACCTGTCCCTTCCTTCGAAGAAGAGAAGCGTCCAGCATCAAAGAAGAAAGCGGAGCTGCCTAATACAGACGATCTCCCTGCTGACTTCTTCGACGGCGCTGAGGATATGATTTAATCACAACATAAGGGAGGGGCGTAATCTCCTCCCTTTTAAATTCAAAGGCGATGAGTCACGTAAGAGTGAAAATAGAGTTGAAACGAGATTGAAGTTTTTAATATGAACAGTGAAATAATCAGCTTCGCAATCGAAGCACACAACAACACAAACCATTTATACGATGGGAAACCTTATTCGGTACATTTATCAATGGTAGCAATGATTGCACAAAAGTATATTGACTGCATCCCTGAGCAAGCGCAAGGCGATGTATTAGACGCTTGTTGGTTGCACGATACTATTGAAGATTGTAGAATGACCTACAACGATATTAAACAAGTTGCTGGAGCATCCGTTGCGAACATTGTTTACGCTGTAACCAACGAAAAAGGTAAGAACCGAAAAGAAAGGGCAAACGATGCTTATTACGATGGTATCAGAAAAACGATGTGGGCAAAGTATGTAAAGCTTTGTGATAGATTTGCAAATGCGCAGTACAGTTACGAAACTAGGTCAAATATGTATGGTGTTTATCAGCAAGAAAATGTTGCTTTTTTGCAATCATTGTTTCCGAATGAAAGCGAAATGCACCACTACCGAGATATTGTCAATGATTTAAAAAGGTGTTTAGGCTACACGGTTGTAGCCTGACTCCAGCCACCCACACCCCAAACTTAATTTGAAACGAAATCATGATGTACAGGAAATTAAGAAGGACTTGGTCAAACGGTTATGCTAATTACATGCCGAACTTCAAAAAAGTATTTCCAGAGCTTTCGAATATTGGTAGCGAGGAGTTGTGCGATAGGTTTATTGAATTAAACATTGAGTTTTATTGCGAAGAACAAACGCCTGTTAATTTCTGGATGAGATTAACACTGCCGTTTGCAACACTGACAATGTTGTTAATGATCCTGATCCTACCTATTACTTTTTTGATTACAGGAAGGTGGGGTTATTCACTTGGAGAAAAGAATCGATTATTGAATTGGTTCAGGGCTTTGAGGCTATCGTGAAATTGCTGCTAACGTATGGTGCTATGAGCAGGTTTGCCTTGCAAAAATGTTCAAGTTACCGAAAAAGTTATTGGCAAACTTGCTTATAGCACGTGTTATACGCTGGCACGGTTGATTTAGTAGAATGTTTAATTGAAACACGGTAAAAAAGAAAATAAAAATTTAGGAGGGAATTATGGAAACAAATTTTAAACCAAAAGACACACCAAACGAATACTTAAAATTTGGTGTTTACTTCAAATCTGAAAACGATATTTCAACGCAATATTTAATTGAACTTTGCGAAGGAAGATTTGAAGGCAATGCGTTAGTTAAAATATATACAACTGACATTTTAGATAATCATTTTGAAACAGAAGGATTGGTAAATGGATTAACAATAGGGTTACCTGAATACGAAACGGAGTGGATTGCCGAAATTGATTTGTGTGGCAAATACTTCTTTCCAAAGTTCAAAAATGATTTGCAGTTGTATTATGACGATGAGAAATATTACGGACACAAAACAAAAACAAACTCAATAACATCACTGATGGAGTGTATTAATTATGCTATTGAATACGGATTAAACAAAAGTGTAATTAAACCTTATTAAAAGCGTGGGTAAATTTTTATTTTCTTTTTTACTTCCACAAAAGTTAAATCGGAGAACGAATGTAGTGCTTGCGTATAACGGTTGCGGCTTGGCGGTCGTTTTAATGCCGCCAAACCGCTGTTATAAGCTGGCTGCGGATTATTAACTAAAAACTTAAATTGAAATGAAAATATTAATAGCTTGTGAGGAGAGCCAAGAAGTTTGCAGAGCTTTCCGAGAATTAGGATTTGAGGCTTATAGTTGCGACCTACAAGAATGTAGCGGTAATAAACCCGAATGGCATATTGTAGGCGATGCAGTAAAAGAGGCTTATAGTGGCAAATACGATATGATGATTGCACACCCGCCTTGTACTTATATGAGTAAGGCTGGAGCAAGATGGATGTACCCAACGGCAGGTAATTTGTGCCAAGATAGATACTCAAAAGCAATGGAAGCGAAAGCTATGTTTTTGGAACTACTTAATGCACCGATTGAATTTATTGCAGTTGAAAACCCAACACCATTAAAAGTAGTTGAATTGCCAAAACATAGCCAAGCGATACAGCCATACGAATATGGACATGAATACAGTAAACGAACTTTATTGTGGTTGAAAAATTTGCCACTATTAAAGCCGACTGATATTCAAAGCAACTATAAGCCGTATTTACCGAGCAATACTGGAGGGAAAAAACGAGGACAGAAATACCATTCTGTAAGCATAAGCCAAAAGGAAAGCTCAAAAACTTTTAGTGGGGTGGCAAAAGCTATGGCTGAACAATGGGGAACTTTCATTCGGAGCAGGAACGTAGCAGCTTGCTTATAACTACTTATACCCGTAACATTCTTTCGCTAATGCAGCGACAAATAACTTAAAACAAAACAAACATGAAAAACATTGTAGATCAAATTGCGGCGATGGCTGCAGCAGTAGAAGATGGTGATGCTAATGCGTTAAGCGCATACGTTGACTTTAAGCGCATAGAGAAAGTGCTTGAGGCTTCGATGAAGCAAGTGTTCAATGAAGCACTTGTAGAGGCTAGTAAGTATTCCGAGAAGTCATTTGCATGCAATGGCGCTGAGGTAACGAAGAAATCCAATCCTGGCAAGTGGGATTATAAGAACTGCCCACGTGTAGTGGAGCTGGCCGATAAGACTAAGGAAGTGCAGGAGCAAGCGAAGGTTGCCTATACGCAATCACAGAAGGGTATGCTTGTCATTGATGACGAGGGGTGTGTTATAGAGCCAGCATTCTACACATCAGGAGGGGATGGGTTGTCTATTAAAATCCTATCGCTATGACATTAGAGGATAAGATGATAAACGACACCTATCAAGATAGGAAGCGTGTTGAGGTAAAGATGGAAGAGATATGCCTAGAGAACGCTGCCCGTAGGTGGTGGGCAGAGAAGGGCCATGTAAGAGCATCGTATTTTGCTGACTCCCATGAAGTGCCCTTGGGTAAGCTAACCATCCTTATCCAAAAGCAGATGGCTGAGCATATGGGTGTAGACTTACCTAATACAGCGCCTCGCATTGAGGTGATGAATACAATAGAGGAGATCGACAGAGCGTATCCAAAGGCCAGCATTTACAGCGTTCCTTATTCGCTTGAATTGTTTTACTACATTGCTAAAGGAAATGAATCATTTGAATAATAAAGAAAGCGCTCCAGAGCGTAAATTTGAAAAAATCTTGAGTTGCGATGGCTATAGTATTAAGAAGAAGAGGCGGCGTTGTAAAGAAAAAGCAAGCCACGAGAGTTCCACGTACGAGAAACGGGGGAACGATGACAGAGGCGCAGTACTTTCAGAAGCTACGTAGCGCCCTTCGTAGTGCATTCAGATGGTGGACACCGATGAAGATGGCACTTGATAGCTCTAAGCGCAACTCACGCAGTTTAAATCGCAAGATAAAGTTTGAATACCAATGTGCTATATGCACGAACTGGTACGCAAGGACAAGCGTTGAGGTGGATCATATCATTCCCTGTGGTTCACTAAGAGGGTACGATGACGTAGCTATGTTCATTGAGCGCTTGACACCAGAAGATCCTAAGGCGTTTCAGGTGCTGTGTAAAGCATGCCATCTGAAGAAGACGAACGAGGAGAGAGGGAGAGTAATTTAATACTACATGACATGAACGTACGTTTAGAATACAACGAGACGCAGCAGAGCTTCCATATCAACACGGGAGACAAAGAACCAAACACGTACGGATACTACACCATTGACGCAGGTATATCAGAGGATGAGGCTAGGTCGTTCATCAACTACATACGTACTGTGTATGCTGATATGGAGAACTCCTTCCAATTTGTGATGGAGCAGTGGGTAAATTTTGAGTACGTTTAAAAAAAATAATTAAATTTGTGAAGATTCAGAGGTGAGATCCTGGACGATAACAAGACATTCCGCCCAAAGGCGGGTTACGAGACAGGGTAAAACTTGTCGATCTCACCGTAGCCCATCTTTGGGCATTTTCGTTTGATGTTATGAATAAGAAGCAAAATGAATTGATTAAGAAGTATTCTCTATGGATTATAGACTGTAGCCTTAGGGCGCATGATACATATGAAGAAAGCAGAGAAGCTATTTTCAGAGATCTTATAGATGTACCAAAGACATTTTTGCTAGAGAAAGCAATAAGATGGGATGAACAATCAGAATCTAATCCGTTCCATTATGTTTGAATACTTCAATGGATTTTGGAAATGGGTTAGTGATAATCCTGATAAGGTTGATCCTTCTATTTGCGCTGTGTATTTTGCTTTATTAAACAGAGCAAATAAGACTGGCTGGAAAGATAGTTTCGCTATTATTCTAATCGACCTTCAAGAAGATTGTGGTATATGCTCTAGGACAACGATGCTAAAAGTCCTTTCAAAATTAGAGGAGTATGGGTTCGTGAATACAATTTCAAAGACGAATAATCAATACAAAAACAGAGTCATACGCCTTCCATTAAATGGAAAGCACGTGGAAAGCACTTGGATACCACTTGAAAAGCACATGGAAACCAACTGGACACATAATAAGACTATTAAAGACAATAAAGAATATAAAGAGTATGAAGAAGTACGTGTTGAAGAATCAACACTTATTATCCCAAAAATTAAAGCAAAAAAGAAACAAGTAAACAGTGAGAAACAAGATTTTAAGAAATGGACATCAAGAGAATTTGCAGAGGATATTAAAAAGAATGGCAAAGGGTACAGTCCAGAGATGCTTGCTAAGTTTCACGGAACTTGGTCAGAGTTAAATGGAAAAGGAATTATGAGATTCCAGTTGAATGAAACTTGGGAAACAAAAAAGAGATTAGCTAGATGGAAGATTCTATCTTCCTCTTATGACCAACCTTTTGAAAAAAAGACAACTGGGCCGACGGCTTCGCCCAACACATTCAGCCGAGCATCTAACGGACTACAAATAAAATAACAATGAGAAATACTACGACAGAAGAAGCAGCATTAGGAGTGCTATTGTCTCCAGGGGATCACTACAAGGAAATCGTTCCACAGCTTAACGTGAATCTATTCACTCAGGATTTAACAATCAAAGTGTTCAAGATTATAGATGCGCTGTTTAAGGAGGGGAAGACACCAAACATGATTAATCTATTCACCAAAGGGAAGATGATGGATTTAATCACGGCATTGGACATCCCTATGATTGCTTCATGGACTACTGGCATTACATACAACGAACCTATCAACGAGTATGTTGATGAGCTGAAGGATGGATACATCAAGAGGCAGGTGTCGTTTGTCATTGCACAAGAGAGCATGGGGTTATTGGAGAAGAAGTCGGGCGCTGAGATTGCGATGAGCATAAGCACCAAGATGACAGAGTTACTGGATACCAATGCAAGTGGAGATGAGTTAATCACACTTTCGGAACTAACGAGTGATGAGCGGCATTTGTATTACGATCGTTCAGCTCTCGCTGCAAGCGGGAAGACATCGGGGTTACATACGGGAGTGGCATCTATAAACAAATACACAGGAGGATGGCAGAATGAATTCATTATTATCGCTGCTCGTCCATCAATGGGAAAGACGGCATTGGCGTTGTTTCATGGCGTTAAGAGTGGAGAGCCTGGCATTTACTTCAACCTTGAGATGAATAAGAGCCAGTTAGCGCAGCGACTGATCCTACAGCATACGGATAACATCGAAGGTTCTCATCTACGTGATGGCACGATGACAAAGGAGGAGATACTTGAGTTCGAAAGAACCATTGGGAATATTGAGAATATCCCATTTACGATTTACGATAAGGCACGTTGCGGAGTTCATCAGGCTATACGTGTGATGAGGCAGCAGCACCGTAAGGGGAAATGTAATTGGGCTATCATTGATTACTTGCAGTTGATGACGCTGGAGGGAAGTAAGGGGATGAGCAGGGAGAATGAGATAGCGGAGATAAGCAGAGCGCTTAAGGCAGCTCAGAAAGAGCTGAACATCCCAATTATAGCGTTAGCTCAGTTGAATAGGGATTGTGAGAAGCGTCCCGATAAGAAGCCATTGCTTTCTGATTTACGTGAATCGGGATCGATGGAGCAGGATGCAGATACTGTTGCTTTCATCTATCGGCCTGCGTACTATGGATTACAGAAAGACGATGGCACTCCGTATACGAATGAGATATTCTATCTGTTCGAGAAGCATCGGCACGGTGCGACAGGCTCTGTTGAGTTTAGGCACAACTACAACCTTAGTCAGTTCTTCGCTGTCAATGATTACGTATCGCCATTACCTGTCCCTGTCGTTGCGACAGACTTCAGGAGCTTCACTGATCCACAGTGGGATAGAAACGACGAGATGATATGACGCAACAGGATATTGATAACGTACAGCAGATAATGAATAACTACACTCCTGACGACGTAACTATCTCATGGAGGCACATACAGTCCATTGAGATAAGAAAAGCGTTCCTGAGTCACCGCAGCTACCTTAATCACGCTGATCCAAAGGCTAAAGTATATATCTCGTACGCCAAGGAGTGTTTATTCCTTTTACGATTGATAAAATTAAAGGGCGTAGAGATGGTGAAGAATGAAAATAATACCTAATTTTGTGGTGTTATGGAGAAGCAAATAAGTCAAGTGAAGGAATTTCAATTAGCCTTTGGTCAGGGTGTTGAAGAGAATAATTTTATCATCGAATCATCGCGTGCTGTGCTGCGTCAAAACATCCTTCAGGAGGAAGTGAACGAACTATGGGATGCTTCCATCCAAGGGGACATCGTTGAGGTGGCAGATGCCATCATAGACTGTATGTACATCCTGCTTGGTACAGCACATGAGTTCGGTATAGCTGATCGCTTGGTTGCATGCTTTAACGAGGTGCATCGTAGCAACATGAGTAAGCTTGATGTGAATGGTAAGCCCGTGTATCGGGCCGATGGTAAAGTGATTAAGGGGGAGTTTTATAGCAAGCCAGATTTGGCTTCTATCATTTTACCATGAAGGTAAAGATTAAGACATCCGTAGTTGACGGACGAATGACGAGCAACAGACAGCTACTTGCTGATTCGTTGGCTTCGTTCGAAGGGATGGATGTAGACATCACAATCGAGAGACATACAAGGAAGCGCTCCAATCCGCAGAATAGTTATCTGCATGGCGGAGTGCTTCCTTTGGTGCGTAATAGATTGATAGAGCTTGGTATCACAGAGGCTCAGAGTAAAGAATGGGTGTTTGATTTCGTCAAGGCTAACTGCTTGGTGACGGAGATAGTAAACAGAGAAACGGGGGAGGTGCTGAAGTCGTTGGGAAAGAGTTCCGCTTTATCGACATGGGAGTTCAATGAGTTCATCGAGCGCATTCAGCAATACTGCTCGGAAAGGTTATCGCTATACATTCCTGATCCAGGAGAAGAGATGATAATCTCCTTTGAATAATACTTATTATCTTTGCTCTCATGACAACAGAGAAGCGTAAGAGGATAGTAGATATTGCTAAGCAAATAAAAGCGCTTAGGATTTCTAAAGGATTGACACAGACAGAAGCTGCTACTGTTATTTTCATGTGGTCTGGTAAGGCATGCTCTCAGACATTGGTATCGCAGACTGAGCTTGGTAATAAATATATAAGCGATGCTCAGCGTGATAGATTCATAAATGCATTGGAGGCTTATCTTATATAGAATAGAAAGGCCCTGCCAATCAAGGAGGGCCTTATATTAAGCAGGGATAAGATAACCATCAAGATCCTTCACCTCTACTGTAAATTCATTATTACATTCCATACACTTCCACTTATTAAGCACGAACATCTCTCCATTGGATAGCATTTTCTCAGTGCTCAGGTACTTACGACTTGTTACTACTTTGCATTTCTTACAGATTGATTTCATCATCGCTTCTTTTTAGTTGCTACATGGTCAGCATAACTCTGCCCTGCTTTGAGCATTGGTATGTCATTCTCGTCTGTCGGATTACCTCCGAGTAGTGATCGTTGTGAGTTCACCATTTCCATGATGTCTATCGCTACGTCTTTGATGTTCTTGCCTATGTCACGAAAACGCTCAGGCATTCCGTTCTGCTTATCCACCATCACAGCCACCTTTTGAGGCATAAGTTTAATAATTGGGCTGCCGTCCTCGTCATCGCCTTCATGCACCTCTACAAGTTCGTCACCTGAGAGATACACCATAGCTTCGTCGAGTGATGACTTAGCGAACTGTAGGTAGTTCACCATCGATTGCATTGGTTCTCCCAGCACTTGATCCTTGAAGGCGTAGTAGATATCCAATAGCTTACCGACGGCCTCATCCTTATCCTTGAGTTTCTCCATGCGTTTAAGTTCATCCGATTTAAGCATTGTCGCCTTTACCAATGTAATCAGTATGGCTTCCTTGGTTTTCTTTGGTGCTTCGCTCATGGCTTGTAGATATCGGTGTAGTATTGTTCGGCTTTTTGTACGGCATTTATTACCCCATCTTGGATTGGTAAATTTGTTACATATGCGCTCATTATCTGCTGCTTCTCCATTTCGATGGCTTGGTGCAAAATACTATTAGGTTGAACTATTGTGCTTCTGCTTTCTATTTCTTCCATGATACTATAAAAATATCTTGAATTTGATAACTGCTGAACCAGCCATTCTACTGCCGTTTGTGTCTTGTCGCTCATGATTCGTATGCTTCGTAAGTGAGTTCAAAAATATCGGGTTTGCAGGGGTAAACCTCGCCTTTAACGCCTTGGATTATGTAATCGCCATAATCGCCTGTCATGTCGCCTTCGAGCGTAGTTATTATGCATGCTGTCTTGTTAAACTCAAATGGATTCCCTGTTCCATCATCTTCATTCTCTGCTACTGCAAATGTTATTATTTCATTTGCAGTTACTTTGTCTTGAAACCAATCGGGCCTTGCATCAATTCCCATTCTAAAGGCTTCAATTACTACTGGCTTTTTTCTGAATTTTCCCATGTCATTTGAATTTTATGTTTAAAATGTTCTTAACTACAATGCTATTGCCATCCTTGTAGAACGTATCGCCCTTCATGCTGTCGCATTCAAATGTTAATGCAATCTGTCCATAGCCAGTCACAACCTCTATCGGATATTTTTTTCTTGGCGTGGATGGGTAAGGAAGTGTCTTATCTATTGCTATTAAAAATCCAGCTGTCAATACAACTGATATGCAGGCTATCGCTACTGCTTTCATGATTGAGTTGTGTTAGAAGTTAGTAATTCAGGATTTTGGTAGATGTTGCCGATGACTATAAATTCATCCTTGCAATCGTCTAAGATGTTTCCGAATAGCCCGTAGTCAGTTTCTTGTTCTTCTAAATCATAACAGCTAAAACAGGCATATTGGTCGTCCCATTTAACAATTACAGAGCCATGTGGATACCCTCCTAAAATATCCCCCTCATAAATATCAACGCCGTTCTTGTCATGAAGTCCTGTGAACTCTCCGATGGTGCTGGATTGAATAAGTTCGTTAAAGTCGTTGTAATCTACATCTAATGGAATTTCGCCCTTTTGCTCATACCCTATGATTCTATGGCTACCGTTAGGACAATGGATTAAATCACCAAACACCATCACATTGTTGGCTTTTGTTAAGCCCCTGAATTTTATTTTTCTCCTCATGATTTCTGTTTTTTGTTTTGGTCAAACCATTCTAAAAATGTCGCTTTAGATTTAACTCCTTCATGAAATGCTCGTTCCATCTCCTCCTCACTATACATCCTTTCCGCTTGCCATGCAGCGCCATCAATAAATGATGCATAAGCATTATGTACTTTACCACTATTCAGGTACGCTTTAGCCGCTTCTTTAATCGTTTCTCTGTTCATGATTTCTGTTTTTTGAATTGGTTGAACCATATTTTCAATAGTTTCCACTGTTTATTCCCTTTTGTGTGCGGAAAGCACTTGTCACTATTCAGAGCCAAGCACACTTTGTTTCTGCATCCTAGTATTGGACAATCATTCCAATATGGCGATGGTGAATACAATTTTGTTTTTGTGTCGCTCATGATTTCTGTTTTCTTGTTTTATCAAACCACTCAAAGAACATATCAGGCAATACTTGAATATTCCTGTATAATTCAAACTGATGTCTGTAATTATCTACTATTTGCAACACCTCCTCCTCGCTATACATCCTTCCTTCTTGCCATGCAGCACCTAAACCAAAAGAATTATCCTCAAACCAAAATGGATATTCTTCTCTAACTCTATCAGTTGCTTCTTCAATCGTTTCTTTTTTAGGTTTAGTGTATTCAAGAAATACATCATCAGGAATGCTTTTTAAGGCTTCTGTAAATTCTTCAGACAGCTTTTTATAATCCTGTTTAGGTTCTTCTTTTTCACATTTACAATCAATTTGATTGCATCCTATCTCTTCATTAAAATACTTGCAAGAATCTATTTTTCTTTTAGGCTCTTCGGTTGGAATGATTATTTGGTATCTACCAGACAATCCCCAAGCAATACATCCCGCATTATCTAACCAGTCATCTACCTTAACATCCTCACAACTTGGATTCTTAACAAACCATTGCAGAAACTCATCATCAATAGCTTGTACACCATCAGCAATTAAGTCTTGGTCTGTCGTTAGGATGATTTTTTTACTTTCTCCCACAGGTTTTACACTCACGTACTTGGCGATAATATCCGCATCATATAAGTAAAACCAATCTCCTACTTTAATCTCTTCTGATGAAGTGACGTAGATGTGTTGACCTGTGTGATAAAGTGTAGCAGGACGACTTGCTAAATTAAATTCTTTGCCATAATTAGAAAAGTATAACCGAGTGCATTTCTCCGTTGGCAATACGTGTATGTTTTTCATCCTTTCTCAATTTCAAACTGTAAATATTCAATCGCTTTCTGAAGGTCTTTGATTCGTGTGTCGGATTCCTTCTTACCTGCCCGTAGGACGTACTTGATAGCATTACCGAGGCAGAAGTTCAGATCGTGTGCTTGGATGACTTTAATCGCCTCGTAGACGTTATCCTCGCCTCCGTAGTAATGTGGGTGCGATACCTCGCTGGCGGTGGCGAGGGGTGGCTCAATCCAAGTGAATGTGTTATTACTGTGTATAACAGCAATGCCGTAACCGTCCATTACGAAAAAGACTTTACTCTTTTCATTGACTCCATAATAACCGTCTTGAACATCGTAATGCAAAGTGTATTCCTTGCTTTTATTCCCAATATCTATAAACTCAAACCTTCTTCCGATATTCTGCTTCATATTCGGTGCGTTGTCGTATTCTCTGTAGTTGCTCATGATGTTCGTTATTTAATGTTTGTGAAGGGGGCAGGGTATGATCCTGCATTGTTGAATTTCCCAGCTTCAACTGCTTAAGTATAGCGTCTACCAGTTCCGCCACCCCTTCATTTATTCTAGCTATCTAACACCGCTCTCCATTTCTTCTGAGTCTCAAAAGGGGCATTTACATACTCGTTGATTTCCTTCATCGCTGAGGTTACTGATTCAAAAGCAATAGACTTACAGCCCACGTTCACAATACACCCTCTATTGAGGAATGATATTTTGATCTCATACTCACGAAGTACTTCTGAATTAGATGGTCTGTATTCTTTCGCTTCCCCTCTAGTTAGCCCTGGGACGTGATCTAGTGGTGGTTGCTCTTGCCCTAATTCTGCTCGGTCATTTGGGTTTGGTAATAATCCTTCTTGGTTCATGGTATTTGTTGTGGGTTTTATAACTCCGCCCAGAAGTGCTTGTGGTTGGGGCAGGGTATGATCCTGCATGATGAAAGTACTCGCTCGCTGACTTACATTTCATCTTAGACCTCCGAGTTAGCGTCTATCCAATTTCCGCCACCCAACCCTGTTATCAATTAATCATATACATACACGTCGTTTCCACCGTAACCAGCTGCTTGCCAACGCCTGTGCGCACCGTGTTAGTCATACCCTCTGACACCTTACGTGCTTTCCTAGCCGTTAGATTGCACTGCGTGATGTATGAGGTGGTTGTCTTGTCGTTGTAGTTGTTGTACGTTGTCGTCTTGCTAGTGACGATGAATCGGTAGCATGACTTCTCGCAGGATGTTAGCGAGATTGCTATGAGCAGGAGGAATAGGAGTCGTTTCATTAGAAGATTAGTTTAGAAATGTAATTACCAGCGATGAAGAGTAAGACAATTCCCCACATAATAACCATAGACGTATGCGAGGTGAAGAATACTAGCGAGTCGCAAGTGTCAATCGCTACTGCGCGTTTAAAGTCCCCTTTCATTTGAATCAATCTTACAATAATGGATACTATCCAAATGAAAGTCAATATAGCGAACACAGAAATTAGCGTATGCTCTTGTTCAGTAGTCACTGGTGCGTGGTGATAGTTTGTGTAGATGATTGGTGAGATGATTAGGTTCGTCATGGTTCAGTTGTTTACAAGAATGTGAATGAGGTCGTATTTGTGTTTGTGTCGAGTAGAGACATTATCGTCCAACGAGTGCTGCATTTTGAAAGAAAGAATCTTTACTGATTCGACTAGCCTTATTTTGTTTTTAGCATTAAAGATGATCTCTCCTATATCCGTATCTTCATAATCGCTAATCAAAACATCAATATTTACGCCTTCGAGAGTGTATGCTTCTAGAGTATATCCATCCGATTCATACTGATCGGATGAAGCTTCTCTTATTTTCATGTTAGGAAGCATCATAAATCGCACTCCGCTTGGCACGTTGATGTCAATGTCTTGTGGCTTTCTTCTGATATTGATTCCTTGTATCGCCAGCCCAAGCGAACCGCTTAGTGCCGCGTGTTTGTTCTCGTCTAAAATTGTTTTTGCGATTGCGATTAGTTCTTCTTGTGTTTTCATGGTTTCTTGATGTTAAGTTGTTTCATCAGTTTGCGGAACTCGGATAGGTTGAGGATAAAGCCTTCAAATAAACAGCCCTCGTCAGTATCACCAAAAAATGCCGTGATTTTCATTTCATGGTCTTTAACATTATAATGCATAGTCAAATGTGTCAGCTTATTCCTTCCTCCAGGCGTTTCGTTACATGGTATCTTAAACCAAATATCAATTGAACGACCTGTAAACGCCCATCCCTCCCCTTCAATATCATCGCGGTCGAGGTGCTTGACTCTTAATCCACAGAATTGTTCATCATAACCATCAGGAGTTATTACTTCTGGGGAATCAACTTTAACCCACTCTTTATCTTCATTAAGCCATTCGTACTGAAACCCAATACGAAACTCTTCAAGCTTTGGTGTGTAGTAGGTGCTCATAGTATTTTCCATAAGAAGTAAGTTAGTTTCCCGTCACGGATCAGGTGTATGTCGCACGTCCCTCCTGACGTATACATCATCCAATGCGTATCAGACATAATCACGTAGTTCTTATTATAGAACTCAACGCCAGCATTAAGAGACACCTGAGTTAGAGGACTCATCACGTACATATAGCACACCTTGTCCTTGTCGAAGTAATACACATGCTGGTTGTTCGTTGACGAGTACGACATATACAGCGTATTATCATCATCCGTATTGCCAATCTTTACATCACGATCATCCAGAGTTTCGGATATATCCATGTACGAGTACCCAAGCAGGGCCTGTGCGCTTGATGACAAGCATGCCATTAAGCAAATTGATGTTAGTAGTGTTCTCATGTTGTTTAGTTTAGAGTTATTGTAGTATAGTCACCTTGACGATACTTGAAGCCTCAGGTGCTTCTCTTGTCCCTGAGACGGCCACGATTCTTTCTGTGGTAATCTTTCTATTGTAGTATCCAGCTGATGCGGTAAGGGTGCGCTCTGACTTCTGCGAGAAGAACACGTCTCCAACAATCCCATTAGTAAATACCCACGATTCATAGTTCTTAAACGTCGTCATTATTCCAAGCTTGTTATTTTAGTTTCAAATACCTTTTTGAGTCTGTCGTTCTTCCGTTTCATATCGCGCAAGCACAGGAGCACCAAGTGCTGATACCCCTCGCTCGTTTGATATATCTGTTTGTGCCTGCCTATATAATGGTGGATTGATTGAGTGTATTTCAATCCCCACTGATTCGCATAATCTCTATACGAGTAGACTTCGTTTGTATAGTTCTGCATCAAAAAGAGATAGCACCCTATAACTTTCGCTCTGTTCTTTCTCTTGCCAACAAGCTCTATAGGTAGGTGTTTATTGAGTATCCTGAGTACATCCTTTGCTGTAACGAATACAAATCTTGCGTTAAGCAACTCCATTCTCCTTGATTCAAAATCATCACCCTCCATCAAATATACGTTTTATGCTGTAAAGATAAACAAATACTAAACATAAATCGCAACTCACCGCAAAGCCTTGGTATCACTACAAAGTACCCTGTCGAGTTATGTGCGATTTATGCGTAACTACTTAATTACCACACTTATACGTATTATTGCTCACTTCTTATTTTGCAGGCAGATGAGTAGCCATCCTAGCGCTGACTCCCATGCGAAGATTAAAGCGATACCATACGGGGAATCCAGTACGTATATCAGCACGATCATGCAGGGGATAGCGATAGGATAGTACCATCGGCTGTATCGTATCACGGGCCTCACGCTAGTTCCATCTAAGGATAGCGATGAATAATCCGCATACTAATACAATCCATGCCATCATCCAATAAAGTGCGTTCCCGCTTATCAAAGCCAGCGGAATCCCCACGATAGTGAAGAACACCCAAAGGGGCTTTAAGCATTTCCATATCATACTTACAATGCTTTGTCTCATAGCTCGTTGTCGTTAGTCATGTGAATGAATTCTTCAAGCTCTAATTGATTGTGCTCAAGCACGTGCTCAATAGCTTTCCTGATAGACTTAATGTTAAGCTCCCCGTCACGTGTACGCCATTCATCAATCATACGTGAGTCGTCCGTGTATGAGGTAAGTAGGGCGCGTACGTTATCAACGTCTATACTTAACGTCAGCTTGTACCTACCATAGCCTGACCTACAGTATTCGATGTTATACACGCCCACTTCTTTGTTATCGAAAGGTAGTAGTGAGTCTATGCCTGATAAGTCTCCGAAGTATCGAGGCGATATGATAGTGTTGTTCATAGCTTAGCGCTTAAGAAGTTTCCAAGTGTCTCTTGGTAGTCCATTTCATCGCCCCATACAGCGCCTTCGTATTCTAATTCAAAGGCATCGGTTAGTTCCTGAGCGAGTTCATACATACCGCCACGCCCTTGCTCATCGTATCGCTTAGCTATGACGCTGTCCTCATCAAGTTCGTCGTCACATAGAATCAGGGTGAGACGCTCTACTATCTCGTAGTGCGTCTCATGCCAATCCTCAAATCCGTTTGGGAATTGTTCAGTCTTCATGATCTTTCTTTGTTAGTTGTACTTCAATGTAATTGAGACACAACCCCAGCGAGGTAGGGTGTGTCTGCATTGCTTTCTCTATTAGGTCAGCTGCTTGCTTCAATAGCACGATAGCCTCCTGCTCTGTATTAACGTCGCTCATGATGTAATCTCCCGTAGTTGATAGATACGTGCCGTCACGTCATTAATCGTCAGTGAGTTCTTGGTGTGGTTAGCCTTACGCTCAGCGTCCTCTCCTTCGTAGAAGCTATAAGCAACCTCCTTGAGATACTCACGGGCCTCTACTATAGTGCGGAATTCTTGACTGGCTTCAATGCAGCCATTACGGGTGGTGGTGATCTCATCGAGTCCGAACGCTGCGCACGACACAATCTGTGGTGCATGCATTCCATTGGCAATAATGAATACTTTCATGTTTGTGTATTTAGTTAGTGAAGTGTGTTTCGATTTTGAAGTCTACAGATTGTGCTGATTGTGCGATTAAAGAAGCTTTGCATCCACATTCAGTGGACACAAAGCGTTCTATACACACACACAATATATCATTTGACTTCTATGCCAGCCAATCGTAGGATGGCATACTTCTCATTCCATGTTTGGAGCAGGGTGTTTAGATCATGAATGAAGCAGTCACGAGAGTGAAGAGCGTCATTAGTCTCCGTGTATTTAACTCCTATCTCAGCAACCTGGGCACGCAAGTCTTCATCAGTAATGACATAGTCAATTCGCTCCAGTAATACAGGAGTCCATAGCATATCCGCTGCCTTGAATTGTATTGGCAAGACAGAGGTAGTAAGGAATGGCACAAGGCGAGGAAATTGCTCGATAACGTAATTGCGCAGTTCCATTGGAGATGCGTTACGGAAATGGCTGACATGCAGTTTGGATTTTGATATCTTGTACATTGTAGTTGGATTAGGCGTTAATAGATTCGACCATGTCGTAAGCGTCTGCTACTAAGTTGAAGCAGTTGTCAATAGCTATGTCTAGCTTATCGGCAGATGTGGAGTGAGGCTTAGCTGATTCCCACTGCTCGATGACGGCACACAGTAGCGTTTCATTAGTCACTACAACAGGTAGCGCAACAACACCACTAAACCCATGCATGCCATTCTCTGCGATGAAGCTATACTTCTCTCCGAGGTACGTAGTCCACAGCATAGCGTAGTACTTCTTATTGTCTTGATGCCCATCGATGTGATACCATGTATCAGGCAGGATGGATGATGAGCGAGAGGTGCTCTCTACAACAGCGTAGTCGTTGGCTGTCTTCTGATCTACATTACCTGAGAACACATAACGCTTGCTATCAATAACCGCTATGCTCTTCAGATGCTTCTCAAGCATAGTAACTTTGGTGTATGGGATAGACTGTACTGCTGTCTGATAATTCCCGAGATACCCTGAAGATTTGCCGTAGCTTGGCAACGAATAACCCATGAAGTCCTTTTCCTTACGAGTGCCTCCGTAGTCAACGTAACGCTCTACAGCGACATAGCTCTTGTTAGAGTACCAGTTATCCTCGAACCAATGCCCTGACTTCTCATTGACGAATGAGTGATTGTTGTCGATGTCGAGCATGACGAACTTCGATCCTCCACCAAACTCACCAATCATCTTATGCACACCTGTGGACAGATGCCATCCATCAGGCATGTGCGATAGTATCTCCTCGCATAGGAAGCGTGTATCGCTACGGTTATCCTTCATGCTATGATCCTTGAGATCCACCATACCATTGTGAATCAAAGCCACGTTGTCATTGATGACGAATGGATGTAGGTTGTCTTTGGTTACAGTGCCGTGCGTGGAGATGCGGAAGTGTACGAGAAACGTCTGCTGAGGGAATTTCTTACGATGCTTTGCATACATCTTATAGAAAGACTCATAGCCTTTGTCATCCTTATGTACAAAGATTTTGTTGCCGTCGCTGTAGGCGAATCCTGCACCATCATAATTATTCTCCCATGAATTCTTGAATGCGTCCTTAGAGATGATTCCTGTCTTGTTCAATATTGCTATACACATGATTGTCGTAGTATTAAAAGGTTATGCAGCTTTTTTGTTATTGTTCTGAATGATAGTCAACGTGCTGCTTAGGTTGACGTGATTGTATTGGCGAGCGTACTGCACGAATCGTGTGCATAATTCCATCAGGCACTCGGAAGCATTCTCACGTTCTGCCTTCTTGTACATGAGCATGATGTGCTTATGTAGCTTGCTCTTGGTGTTCACCAACATCTTAAGTACCTCGTTCTCTGACATGTTGATGTTGCTGAGCATGATTTGCATCAGCTCTATGCGCCAGATGGTGTTGTCTACATTACGGAAGGCAGGGAAGATTCTACACTCAAGCATTTTGTGCTTGATAAAGAACGCGCTACGCTTGTCGGGATCATTACCCATCACACGCTTGCTCTTTGCATGGCAGTAGTCCTGCTGTGTACGCTTAGGATACAGCCCGTAGATGAGAGGGAAGAACCCTGTGATACCTTCGAACAGTTCGCTTGGTGTGTAGTCGCCATGTGATATGGTGATGTGCCCTCCGCAGTTGTCGCTGTAGTCGCCATTGACGTGACGTGCAATGTCGCTATCCGATAGCGCCTCTTTGAACTTACGTAAGTTCATAAGATCATACGTGGGTGATACGAGTTCGTATCCGTCGTTATTAAGTGATCCATCGCGCTCTTTAGCCCATCCTGTAGCGTCATACAACTCACGACTCCTGATAGATTCAAGTGCAGAGGAGTCTTCCTTCTCCACCTCGATGCCGAACTTGATAACAGCGTCATCGCTCTTGTCGGGATGGCTGTAGTCTGCATAGTCAGCAGTCCACTGCTCAGGAGTGCGATAGATACCACAGCCATCGTCCTCAAGCCCCAGGTGATTCGCTATGTAGCTAGTGCGATACCAAACCCCACTAGCATCCTCCACTCTGTCGCCATCACTATCGACGAAGTACCCCATCCTGCCGCTGGTGTTGATAAACCCGTGGTAAATGTCATCGCTTTCACTAGAAGCATACAGCCCATCGTACAACTCCACCATATTGTAATAACCTCTTCTGGTGTACATGACAGGATATTCGCAATGCCCTGACTCGTCACGAATCGTGCGTTCGGTCAAGTGTACCCATCCGTCTTCTGTCTCTGTGCCGTCGCCAGAAAGGATGATTTGATCGGCATACTCTGAGTATTCACACAGCGTAACTGTGCTATCAACATGCGCTGTCGGCCCGTACTGGATGCCGTCGTTTATAAAACCTGCGTACCACTCGCTACTGAGCGTTACCACTTGTGATTGTGGCAGGATTTCACCTGCTCTGCTTCCGTCGGTAATTAATACTAAATCTTCCATGTGTGTGTAGGATTAAAAAGTGAATTGTGTTTGTATTTGTAAGTTGAAAAATGGGCGCAATTAACGCCCGTGATTACTTCTGCATCCGCATTCATCGACGATGCGGGATAACCTTAGCTCCGCGACATCCGTGCTTTACAAGTCCCCTCTTACTATACGTGGAATTATGTGTAGCGCAGCCCTGTGTCATTGCAGCGACAAGCATTATCGCCACCATTAGTTTGATGATTACAAAGGAATTTTTCATGTGTGTGTAGAATTAAGTGTGTGTGATTAGTATTCGATTTCTATAACAAGATCCGCAAGTGAGTTGATCTCTTCACTGCATGTGAAGGTGTCAATGTCCCCTACATATTCCACGTCAACGCCCTCATCGAGGTCGTCGTTGGTTTTGTTTACGTTCTTACTACCTTCGACGCAGTACCACTTACTGCCGTCTCTATTATCATACACATAAATTGTGCATGGCGTTTGGGAACTGCCGTACGTCCCCTGTACTTCATAATGGTTCATTTGATTGAATTTAGTAGTGATTGTATCCTCAATAGGCGCTTCTCGTCCGCCATACGTGCCTCCCGTAGCTTGTCAGCCTCGTTAAGCAATACCAATAGATCGTTCAATATCTGTATGTGTTACGACGCATTGCGTCAGATTGCTTCTGCTCGACAATTTTATCGTCCACGAGGGTGAAGATGATAAACAGTATCAACCCCTCACACATCAGCACAATACCGGCTGTCTGGTTATAATTGTAGAGCGCAAGCCCTGTGAAGAGTGACACCAGTGCCACCACCCCCAATACATTTGCAATAGTTCTCATACGTCTATAGTTATTCCGATTAGTGTAAGCGCAAAGGCAATTACTGCCGTCGCTGCTGCAAAGCATAGCAAGAAGCCATCATTATAATAAACGCCAAACGCAGCGCCCATCAATGCAATACATACGCAACACCATACAAGGATGAAGCATACGTCCTGAATAATCATTTTTGTTCTCATGTGTGTATATAGTTAGCGCTATGCTCCCGAATCGAACGGGAACAGAAAGTCCATTACTGCATAGCGAATGCTCCCAATACAGGAGCGGTCAAATTAGATTACATTCAAATTGTACGTACTGCAACGCAATACGCACAAAGGCGTTTATTTTCAAGGCATATTTACCGTAGTTTTTTTCGCTTGTATATGCTCCCAAATATATAGTTCCCTCGCTATAGCTTACGCTGTCACGGCAAAGGAACGTCAAACCATAGCACAGAACTATGTGAAGACTTAAACAATACAATTACACTAAGCTACATTTCTTGCTTGCTTTAGTGTTTTAAATACGTCAAGGAACAGGTGAGCGCATTACATATTTTACCCGTGTTGGTTCCGTTGCTTAGTGTATAAATTGGCTAAAGAGACAATTTTAACAATTCAACTAAAGAGTTGACAAGCTAAAGAGACAAGTAAAATAAGTTTGATAAATGGAAACGGGGCAAAAGTTCGATTTTTCCAATGTGCGCACGTGTGCCACATTTAGCCCCGTTTGGTATTACTTTTTCGCTGTTTTAGCTGCTTGTTTGGCGGCTCTTTCGGCTCTTTGCGTGTTCTTATCCTGTTCTTTGATGATACGCTGACAAGTTAGCTGCAAATCAAAATAAGAAAACAACGTCTTATTTTTCAACGTCTCATGTTTACTTATTGCATTTTTAACGGCTGTAAAGGTTAGTAACGTTTTTTGCGCGTCTGTAAGGTATTTCTCCCCAACGGTTAAAAAGTTTTTTAGGGCTGCGTTCAAACCTTTGCCTTCAATAGTCGTTGCTGCGCTCGTTATTTGCAGACGCTCAAGGGAATTACTTTTTTCGCTGAATGTTGCAATTTTAGCTAATTTCTTTGCGTCTGACTTGTTTACTGTAGTTACCATGATATTGAGTGTTTAGTGTGAGTGTGTGTGTGTGAGTAAAGAGTAAAAAGAACGTGTGTCGTTTGTAACACAGGAACAAAGGTAAACTAAATACAATAGGTTTTACAATCGTACTGCAATAAAACAATAAAATAAAACAATAAAATACTTAAGTACCTGAAAATAAGCAAGATACATTTCACATTCATATTACATATATATTACATTCATATTACATATATATAAGACACGCGCAAATGGACGCGACAAACAAACAACCAAACAACCAAAGGGACGAGATAAGGCAAAGGTAGGTTTGCATATCATTAGAAAAGTACAAACAGAAACGTAGTTTTTTTTTTGTGTGGTGTGGTGGTGGTGTGGTGGTATTTATTGGATCAACTTATTATATTTTACCACCCGAACGGAAGGAACGTATTTATTTTACGTTACTATGTGAGCAGGTCGCGCTATTTCCCGCTATTTTGCTGGCTTATTATTTTCGTAGTGGGGGTGCTGTTTTTTTACGATACAACACGCCATAGAATGTACATACTATCTCGAAGTAGAATCGCCATGATACGATCCTGTGGTATTATTGTCATTATGTGACACGATATCACACACCACACACATAGCGCACATCGACGCTAATGCCCTTTTAAAGCGTTCTGACGCAGTCACGACATAGTTATGGTGTATTGATACCCTTGAGCAACATTAGAGTGCTTGAATGGAACATTCTATGTAATAAGAAATGGAGTAAGAGTTATGTAATGCTTTTTTTGTACACTTATAACATATTGAGAAGTAGTGATAGCGTGGGATTGGGAGGTGTTGAGCTTACTTATAGGTAAGGAAATCCTTATCGGATTTTGGGTATTATTATAAATCGTATACATTTGCATAATGGAGGGTAGATTCTTTGCTGTTTATGAGGAGTGTGTTGCACAGTTGAATGAGTTGCGGGGTAAGGATAAGGATGTGTTGTTTGCGTGTTGTTGTGTGTGTGGTTTTAACGATGGGGACTTCACGTTGAAGCGTCATGGGGATAAGATATGTGAGGTTGCTGGTGTTAGTGTGGGGACGAGAGATGTGGCGTTGGTTAGGTTGATGAAGGCTGGGTATGTGATAAGGCCCAGGCGGGGTTATTATGTAATCAATCCCTATGTGTGTTATAAGGGATCAGGAAGGGGTAGGGGAGTACTGGTGAAGAAGTGGGTGTTTGTGGATTTGAGTATTCCTAAAGCTCCTGTTAGTGCGTTGCAACCGAATGAAGAGTTTTGATTAATACTAAATACATATGATGATGAAAGCAGAAGAATTTCGTGTTGGCAATTTTTTGAATTACGATACAAGTGAGGGGCATGAGCTCACTGTGTTAGATTGGCAGGATATAAGAATGGCTTCTGTTGAGAATGGTTATTTCAATCAGTATTATTCTGCTATTCCCCTCACAGAAGAATGGTTTTGGAAGTTTGGCGTGTATGAGTATCCCAATAAAGCGCTTGGAGGAATTGTTAGAGTGAGTGGCGGGGTTTGTTTCTTTAAGCACAATGAATTAGACATTGAGATTAAGTATGTGCATACGTTCCAGAATTTCATATTCGCCCTCACAGGGCAGGAACTAACGATTAAAGAGCCATGATGCTACAGCTATCCCCTATGCTTCCTATCGAGAGGATTAGCGATGGTATGGAAGGATACGCCTTTCTGGTTATCGACTACAGCCAGGAGCATAATTTACTATTCACGTGTGCTATGGCTGATGGCCAGATATGGACGTTGAGTAATCAGGACATCAGGTTCTGTACAAACATTTCACTAAAGAGAATACTATGATTGGTACGTTGTTTAAAGAGGATGGGGTGTGGTGTGTATTGACATCACATGGTAACGCTCTTAAGGTGCATGGCGATGCCATCCCTGAGGGTATGAAGGAGTATGATAGTTGTGAGTTTAGCTTCCATCATGAGCGTGGAGAGCGTGGTACGATAGTGTCGGCTAAGATAGATGGAGTTCCAGGAGATACTCAATAAGGTTACGCTACACGGGCTACGTGAGCTGGATGAGAAGCGTACGGAGTGGTTGATGCGTGAGGTATGGAACGCTGCTGTTAGGAAGTGCGCTAATGGTAAGATAAGTAGGTTTGCTATACGTCAGCACATTATAGAGGAGCAGGATACCCTGAATTCTTCACCATGGTCTTGAGTTTGGTGGTGGTGTAGCCGTATGTCTTCTGGAAGTGCGGGGCGTCTTTGAATTTTTCCCATCCGCCTCCCCATTCCCATCCGTACTTCTTGGCGATGTGTACGATTTCCATCCAGTCGGCTTCGTGATCCTTGTCGAAGTCCTCCTCCATATCCCATGACGCTGTCTTGCCATCTACGATGAGGCATATGTCGAATGCCATGCCGTAGTTATGGTATGACTGGCCTCCTTTTGCGTTGGTTACTTTCTTACCTGGCTTGGTGCGTCCCTGTGCGTATAGAGCGTCCTGCTCTTCTATAGTACGTAGAGTATGCGTTATTCTGCACATAGCACGCCCTGAGAGTGCTTTTGTTATCTCTTCGTACATCTGCATAGCATTAACACGCAATACGGGGTGTAAGAGGCTTATTCGCGATACTGATACTGCGTCCATCATAAATCAATTTCGTAGTAAAGTCCTATGATGCGTACGAAGCCATCGCCAGTGGTGGCATCTTCTCCTGACTTAGCAAAAATGTAAACACTACCTTGTCCGATTTGATTAAGACCATCTGCAGGCTGCCACATTAATTGATTTGAATTAACTTCAAGATACACAGAAGCTGAACTCAGTTGAAGATCGGCTGCTCCTTCACTCTTAATAGCAACCCCTCCACTGAAATCAAACGCCTCTGTTTGCCCTGATAGAACTACGGCTGCAGATGTGACAATTACGGTTCTGTTAGATTCAATAATCACCAATGGCATTGTGCCTATGCTCTTAAACTCAGAAGCAGGGAATGTGACATCGAATCTACGAACGCCTCCTGTTAGCGATTCTACTGGCACTGATCCATCTAACATAGAGAATCCGTCTCCTGTGGGGATGCCCACTCTTACTAATGCGCTTGGCGCTACTGCAGGGAACACTGTTCCTATCGGTGATGTTGACATATCGTGTAGTTTTCCCCAAAGATAAGAAAATGTCAGCTACACCCCCAACGCTTCAATGCAGCTCCCTTACGTGTTGGCTTGCCTTCTTTTGATGTAGCCCCTGGCATGCCGCCCATTCGAGCGCAGAATGACTTCTTACGAGCTTTGTCCTTTGGTGTCTTTGGATTGGGAGCTGGCGCTTTGAGATTGGAGCTGTTGGCTTTGTTGTACGCGGCACGTCCTTTGGCTGTCATGCCAGCCCCCTGCGATGTCGGGAGATAATGCTTATTCTTCCCCGTTGTTGTCTTTGCTATTGCCTTTGATGCGCGTGCCATGATTATAGGTTGTTTAGTATGGCTAAAATGTCTGTTGCTCTTTGGTATTCTCCTGTTGCACCTGCTGTGCCGGAAAGCAATGCTCCTCGATAACCGGTCTTCGTCTTGAATCCTGTTGTTATAGCGTTATATCCATTTCTATTCACCGTTTCAATCCATGTTATAAGGCGCGAACTTCCTCCTACGTATGCAGGAACGAATGCTGCGGTGTCCGAAAGGAATAGTTCAAGATTCGCCTGTGTGATGCCTCCTGCATCCTTAACAGCGGTCATGTATTGACTCATTGCGTTGACGTTGGATTGCCTTTTAATAAAGTCAACAGAAACAGTGGATATGGGTGTGAATCCATTTGGATTGAATGTGCCTGGAGTAATTGATGCGTAACGATACCTATCAGGCGTGTAGTCATCAGGAATGTCGTACACGCTATCTATTGTCCCCATATTTTCGTATGCAACACCGTAGCTGACAATCGTATCCTGTTCAATTGAAAATAGTCCTTTCATTATGCGTATATCACTTTGTTAATTGATCCACCCGCAGGTGTCGCTACAACATACATTGCTTTATTTGCCTTGTCAATATCCATCCAGCTTATTGAACTGAAAGCATTCGCCGTCAATACAATCGACTTGATAAATGTGAATGTGGATAATTCCATAATATGAAGTCGAAGTGGGCTAGTAGATATTGCGGAGTTAAGAATAAAAATCCTATCCTCAGCTTCGTCAAATTCAAATGAATAAGGTGTTTGCAATCCTCCGAGGGATGACGTTATGGCTAACGATGTTGACGTTGGAGCAGATAACAGGCTAATAACATTAGTTCCAAGCGAAACCCCAATAAACACATTCAGCGAAGGAACGTGCTTTATGAAGTTATAGACCATGCCATTAGGTGCGTATGCTAATGTGTTCGTTGCTTTGTTGAAGCCAAAAACACCTGTATTCACAAAGCCTATCAATAACCCAGCCTGAACGCCGGAAGTCACAAGCGTAAGCTCCCAACTTCCTGTTCCTGAAACCAATGAAACACCCGTTCTTACGTATGTTGTCGCATTGATAACATTCATTGTTGACCCGTTGTAGGCGTAGACGTTTCCCGTGACAAGAGAATCGTCATACACTCCACGACAGCTTGCCGTCAATGAGGCTACCGCTGTGGTTGCTATTAATGCCCCCGTTGTTGCATTAAACCGGCTCACGCTTGCTCCCGATCCAAACGCCCAAACCTCGGCTGTTAATGTAACGTAAACCAATCCTGACGCGGCGGCAACCGCTGTTGTAGAAAGTATATTTCCAGTGACCGTGTTATATGCCACTACCGTGGCGGTATTGGTGTATGCAACGAATATTACATTGCTTCCGGGAATCTTAATAATCGCACTCGCTCCGGTGTAGCTTATATATTCCCGCTCAACGTATGGATAGGCTGCTCCTTGTATCAATACAGGAAGGTCTGCTTTCTCAATGTATCTCCATCCTCTTGCTGCTGCTCCATCTGTGGAATAGAATTTTCTGGCTAATGGAGCGGCTTCATCATTTTCAAGCTCTACGTTGTTAGCAATGACCTTTACCGACTTTGTTGTGGTAAGAAGATTCTGCTTTCCCTTAAACTCACTCCAATCTGTTGTGCTTAACGCACCGCGATTTATTGCTGATGCTGTTGGTAGATTGAATATGTGCGTGTCAGGGGTGGATGTGCTATCAATATTGAAATCCGTGCCTGCCGCCCCTGTGGTGAGGAATTGCGTGTTAGCCCCAACGCCGTTGATTGAAACAACGCCACCTGCGAAGTTTGTTATCACTTGGCATAGATGGCTGTCCTGCGTGTGCATGGTGATTGTCCTTCCGGGTACTGAATTGACAATATACACGCGAAGCGCAAGACGATCAGTTGCAAGTAGCGTGGTGTATGGGATGGCAAGGGAGGTGAGATATAGATCAATGCTCGTGCCTCCTGTTATGTTCTCTGGTGCTGCCGAGCTATTGGCGATGGTGGTGAATGTCCCGTTGTATTTCAGCAACTCAACATAAAATGCTGGCGTACCCCCTGCTGAAGAAGCAGACATGAATATCTCGAAGTTCCAGTTACCTGCAGGTATTTCAATCCTATTAGGATCACCTACGTCCGTTAGCCATTGTGTTATGAGTCCGTTGCCTGCTAATGGAAAGTCTACGTTTGTTCCAACAACAGCCGTCTTACTCATTTGGTAATAGGTGGCGACAGATGCCGCTGTACCCCCGTTGAGGTAATAGCTGATGGATGATCCACCACTTGCGCTACCCGTAGCGATAAGAGAGCTTCCGCTAATGGCAAGTCCCGCCCCTACACTCACTTCTTCCATCACTCCGCTTCCAACCGAATATCTGCCAACCATTTTATTGGTGGACATGAACGTGGTAATTGTTCCCGACACCGTTATAGGGCCTCCACTAATCAATCCTGCTGTAGCAACAGACGTTACCGTTCCCGTCCCTGCTGTAATAGCAACAAGCGTCACCCCTGTGATACGTCCTTTGCTATCAACTGTAATCTGCGGAACATGTGTAGAGTCCCCGAATGTGCCTGCCGTGCCTATAGCTGTCAATACAGCGTTTAAGTCCCCTGCTGTGACATCAAGTTCAATATCTGCTGAGTCGGACGTTGAGGTGATGTATGGCGCTCCTCCAGAGGACGTGAATGTGATGTTACCCAATCCATCATCGGTGATGGTCATCCCTGATCCATCTACAAGGTTGAGGATGGTTTGTACAGGATTCTGTACACCATTGGTCTTTAATAGCAATGACGTGCCGCCACCTATGGATTGTGATAGGATATCAAGGAACGTGCTGTATCGTAGGTATAGGGGTCTTGATGTATTTGATCCTCTGTAAAAGGCAATCAGGTCTGTACCATTTATGGGTACTACCAAGAAGTCTGATAGTGTTGGGGTTGCCATAATACAAAGTTACGTAACCTTTATTGCTTGAATACGGTAATGCAAATATATTTGCATGATTGCTTGCTTATTCAAAATGGGTTTGTACATTTGCTGTGCACATCATAAGAATAAGACATTCACTTCTCTTATTTAAAAGAACCCTCCCTCTTATGGTGTGCAAACTATTGGAGGGTTTCTTTTTTTTGGATGAACTGGATGACTGTTCCCCACTGACTTTACGTAACACGTATTGGATCGCATAACTGATTAAAGAAACTAATTCTTTTCTGGGGGCTTTTCTTTCTTTTTTCTTTTTACTTTCTTATTGCTTGTTTCGTTTTTCTTTTCTCTTTCTTTGGGAATAAACACCTTGCGGAAGAGTAACATAAGTGTTACATTACAATGGGTTTACGATAGTCACTTAGTATAGTTGTGTTTCTCATGTATGGCACGCCTCGGCAATAGCTGGGGCGTTTCCATTTAAGTATTATTTATTTATTACATTTGCATGTAAACATTTCAATATAGCTATATGGCAAGTAACAAGTTAATCATATCTGCAAAGCACGCGGATAGAATCACAGGTAAGCGTATGATCGACGCTGCCTATGAGTACTACGATGAGGACAAGAATAAGACGATGCTTCGAGCGCTTCTTGATAACGGCGACGTTGTAGAGGTGGATCGCAGCAAAGAGGTTAAGAAGGCGCTATTGGAGCTTAATCGCGACAACATGTACTCCATCGAGATTGAGCTTGGTAAGACAGGTATCAGCGACGAGAAGGTGAAGCGTTGGATTGAGAATCATCCAGACATGGAAGATGCCTTAGGATTGACGGGAGTACGCCGTAGTGACTCATTGTATCTATTCACTATCACAGGGGAAGCATTGGAAGCGACATTCAATGATGACGATGAGAAGAGTGATGTGTTCGATAAGTACAAGTCGATGAATGAGGTTGAGCACAAGGGTATCGCTATCCACTTTGGGGTAGAGCCTTGGAAGCTTGATGAGCGTGAGTTGCGCAATGCTTTGGTTGGGTTTAGCACGGGAGTGATCTCTTGCGATCGCACGAAGCGTGTGGAGTTCTTGAATCACGTAGACGCTATGTTCGACTATAAGGAGTTGAATATCCAGAGTGGTATCCTTTGTGGGGTTATCGTTAACGAGGACGGCGTTTATACGCTGGAGGGTGTTAGCCTTGGTAAGACGAAGGAATATGCATCAGCTACGTTCGCAGAGCGCTCTGACCTGTATAGCATCCTTGAGCGCAAGTTGAAGGAGCGTGGTCGTTACTTAGCTCCATTTGACAATGGTAAGGCGAAGGGCGCTGCTAAGGCCGCGGCAAAGAGTAAAGCGATAAAAGAAGAGATGAGTGATCTTGGAATTGAGGGTGGCTCGTTTGCCCTTGCTGGCAGTGTCAAGGAGGCTTGATTGATATAATCATTACATTAGCGGCCTCTTACAATACGTATGAGGTCGCTTTTTTTTTTGTAGTATATGGATGTATCAGGAGTAATAGAGAGCATTGGGGATATTGAGCGTATAGCTCTCCCTAATAAGCCAGTTCACTTTAAGCGTGAGGTGCTGTTGTATGTGCCAGGAGAGTTCCCTAAACACGTAATGGTTAAGTTCTGGGGCGAGAAGGTGTGTAGTCATCTTTCTACGCACAGGGTTGGTGATAAGGTACATGTGTTGTCAAATGTCGAGAGTAAGTTGATTCACGATAATTGGCAAACGAATATTACAGGTTACTACATAAAGAGTATTGATTAACTTTGTTAAAACGAAAATAATCATGGCAAAGAAGATAGTGCAACCACCAACAAAGAAGCCTGTTAATTCAGATTCTTTGATGCGAGAATCCAATAGAAAGAAACTATTTGCTACTCAACAAGAAAAGATGGGCAAATCGTCTATTAAAGCTGGGAAGGGCGATGAAACGAGACTCATTGACCTTAAGGGGAACATGTCAGCATCAGGGAAGGAAAGGCTCACAATCGCTAAAAACTTAAGAACATCAGCTACAAAAGACTCTTTAGCTGCTGTAAAGGGATATCCTAAAGCGATGCCTGTAAAGTCACAGAAGAAACTGTCCGTTACAACGATAAGAAAACCAACAGTAAAAAAATAAAATCATGGCAAAAGCAATGAAAAGCTGCGGTATGGCAAGTACGGTGGTTAAGAAATCAGACAAAAGCACGATGGAGCGCTCTGGTGCTTCTGTCGCAGACGCTATCAAATCGACTAAGAAAGGCGGTAAGATAGTGAAGGCTAAGATGAAGATCAAAGCAAAAGGACTTGTAAAACGATAAGCGATGGCTGCTAAGAAAGGGCTGTATGCCAATATTAAAGCCAAGAAGGATCGTATAAAAGCAGGATCAGGGGAGGCTATGCGTAAGCCAGGTTCTAAGGGAGCGCCTACTAAGCAGGATTTTGTTGAATCATTAAAAACCGCTAAAAAGAAATAATCATGGCAATTATGAAACCAAAAGATGGTGGCCCAGGTAAGCCGCCAAAAGGCGCTCCTTCTGGAGCTAAATCAGGAAAGTACGGAGTAAGCCCAGGCCCGATGAAGAAAGAGTTCTTCGACGAAACGCATCCCAGAGGAAGCCGTAAGATTAGCAGCGGAGCAAGTCGTCAGGGAATGAAGATCGCTGGAGGAGCAATATTAGGAACTGCAGCAGCAGCAGCTTTGTCAAGCCCTAAGGTTCGTAAAGGAATCGTTAAAGGAGCTAAGAAAGTAGGAGCAGCAATCAAAGGTGCATTCCAGAAGAAGGGAGATTATGTTTCCAATCCTAATACAGGAAAAATGGAACGCGCCCCCAAAGTGAAGTCCTCTAAGCCAATGAGCGAAAAGACTGTTCGTAACGCTTACAAAGTAAAATAAATAGCAAAGCCCCTTAATCGGGGCTTTTTTTATTCATCTCTCTGAAGAATACTTTAGACTCTGAATTTATGTGATGCGTTAGATGCCAGAATTCACACTGCTCACATCTATAAGCACGAAGCAATGTCCTTACATCAACAATAGGAGAACTCTGCAGCGTCTTAGCTGCCTTCTGCGCCTCTTTCTTTGATTGGAACGACTTCTTATCACACGCCTTATATCTTGACTCCATTGCTATTGTTATTGGCAAACTCCACAAACTCTTCCCATTCTTCTCCTTCGTCCTTTCGCTCTTTGTATTTCGCTATGTAATCCTTGACGATCAGGGCATCTTTCGATCTGACGTACATGTATTCTTTGTTGTCAATCTTAATCACTCCATTACGAATTGCAGGAGAGAACTCTTTCCTTTTGGAAACCTCGGTATATAGTATGGGTACGTTTATCATCATATCATTTTTTCATTATGGATTGTTGGTATTGGATTACGCCACGAACAGTCTTGGCAGTCCATGAGCCTCCTTTCTTTGCGGTGACAGAAGCTTCGTTTAGCTCCTTAGCGATGCCAAGGTATGGCATTCCTTCGTTGTGCAGGTCTACCATTACGTTGACATAAGCCATTTCATCATCATCATGATAAAGCGTCTTATCGTCTTCGATTCTATAGTATCCGTATGGGGTGTGAGAGGTGGCCTTCCCGTTGTTACGGCGATAGGTCATTCCGTTCTTGGTACGTTCTGCAATCTGCATGCGTTCTATCTGTGCATACTTGAGTTGATCTACGAACATGGAGAACCCCATGATTGATGATATGTCAACAGGAAGCCCATACCCATCTGAAACGAACATCTTCCAATTCTTATTCTCGAATTCATGTATCGTATTTACACCATTACGCAAGTTACGGAATAGACGAGTTACGTTTGGCGAAACAATTCCCTGTATCTTACCTGACTCAAGAGCCTGTAATATCTTCGATCCTGCAGGGCGCTTCTGTAGCTCTTTGTCTCCCGATACGTCTTCGTCAATGAATAGGTCGGTGTATGTGTGGCCGTATCTCTCGCAGAAGTCTTTAGCTTGCTGTATGTACACCTTTAGGCCCGACTGCTGTTCGTCGGTGCTCACTCTTAAATAAAGTCCTACGTTCATTTTACTAACTTTTCTAGGATGGAATCAGAACCCTTAAGCTCATTCGCGTATAACGATATGAGAGACTTACATGGCGTTGATTTACTAGTCTCCTCCATAAGGCTACAGAGGAGATCATTCCTATAAGATAGCAAGTTTGACAATTTGGTGCTTTGGTCGAGTCCGACACTAGCGATATCAAAGGTTAAACCAATGATAGAAACAGAATTTTGCATATGATTTATGTTATAAGTTCGTGCCAAAAATAGGTATTATTCTGGCATAAACAAATAAAATAAAACAATTTACATATCGTATTCTCTGTAGTACTCGTAGATGATTACTCCACTTTCATCGAGAGTGGTAACTGTAGTGTGTTCCCACTGAGGGATTTCAGTTATTGACTGCATACTCAAGTGTTAGTGCGTGAAGAATCTTTCCAAACTGGGTGCATGCTTTGAGTTGTGACTTAGCAACGCAGTATAGGTGGTTGGGCTTTGGGACGATATCTTCCTTTCGTTCCGACAGGGCCGACACGTAGCTTCGGTAATCATCGCCATGAACCCTTGACACTTCGAGTGTCTCGACATTCATTTTATAGAACGACTTCCCGTTACCTGGCTTTAGAGAAAGTATTAATTTCTTCAATGCGGCCAGTTGCGCATCCTGCTCTGCGTTTTGTATAGAATCCATGTCATCAAAAATAAGTATTTTTGTATTAGAATATGACAATAATATCGAAGGACGTATATAAGGATGTAAGCGGTACTCTGTTGGAGCAGAGGATAAGGAGGAAGTACAGCACACAGGACACTTTACCTTTGCAGCTATCTTCTATGCTTGACTTCTATCGTATGAATTACTTTCGTAATCTGCGATACATCCTTGCGTTCACGGGCATGAGTCAGCGTACGTATGAAGCAAGAGTGCATAGCAGCGGAGTAAAGAGTGCCTCACGTACGATACGGGGATTACACAAAGGAACACATTTGGGATTCGATCTGCTGTTCTTTGGCGTGATGGCCATGATCTTCTCTTTGCCGATGCAGCTACTTCTTAATTACGACATTGAGGAGAAGGAGATTGATCTTATGCAGTATGGGTTGTACAAGGATATGTACATCGAGAAGCGCAGAAAGAATCACAAGGGGGAGATGATAATGGTTTCAAATCGCAATACGCAAATTGCGAAAACGATAAGGAAGCAATCACTCAAGCAGATATCGAAGCCAAAGGACTTGATTAATGCTTTCTCTGTAATGAAGAATAAGGGATACGTCAAGATTACTGGAAAGGGATTTGACAAACGAAACGGTAACGAAACAAATTAGTATGGGATTCAGACACGGGATATGGAAGCACGAACAGCCTGACTTTAGGAATGAAGGGGAGAAGCTTAAGTATTACATCAGGGAAGAGAAGCGTTGGCACAGTGGGTTTGATGGGTTGTCTGGTGACTATTACTATTACCTGACGCAGTTCACGATAAAGAACAGGGTTACGGGAGAGCGCTTATCCCCTGACATGCGCCCTGTCGATAAAGATGTGATATTCCCTTGGCTTGCTGAGGTGGATAAGAAGAAGGCTGATGGTATGTGGATTACTCAGCGTGGTGCAGGGAAGTCAACCATCATGAACGGGTTCTTACCACTCAAGACCGCGATATGGAATCCAGGATGTAAAGTGATTATGACATCGGAGGCTGTCGATACGACGAAGATGAACTTCTCCGACAAGCTCAAGATATCCTATGATGGGATGGATGAGTTCTATCGGCCAGGCGTTATTGGTACGTGGCCCGATGAGAAGAGCGATAAGCAGTTCGTTAAGTTCGGTAAGCGCGAGAAGGGGCAGAATGACTCAGGGCTACTCTCTACGATACAGAGCGTGGAGACGGCATTCAGCGCCAAGAGTCCGAGTAAGCTAGAAGGCCAAGGAGCGCGTGCCGTTATTGTGGATGAGATATTCAAGCATCCATACGTAGAGGAGGTGAGAAGCCGAGGAGCAGCATTGGTGAGGGAGTTTATGCGTAAGGAGGGAAGTCTTTACTACGTAGGATCTTTATCTGATGCTACAGCGAAGGGATTGAAGAATGCACTTGACATGTGGCAGAATGCTGCAACGTATGGCATCGTTCCTCTCTTTGTTGATGCGTCATGGTTCAATCCATTCATCCCAGTGTACAACGAGGATGGATCGCTTGTCAATAATAAGTACACAGACGTACGTGATTCAAAAGGATACGTCGATAGAGTAAAGGCGCGTGAGGCGCTATTGAACAACAGAAGGATATTAGAGAAGCTTCCTAATAAGAAAGCCTTCATGGAGCACTGCCTACAGTATCCTAACGACATCAATGAGCTTCTTGATATAGCAACTGACTCATGGTGGGAAGATGAGACAGTGATGATGTATAAGGATCAGAAGCACGAGGTGGATGTCGCTGTCAAGAATAGGAACTTCAACAAGTGCGATCAGCCAGCATACATACATCCAAAGCTGGATGGAGACATGGAGATTAAGTTCATCGAAAAGAGAGAAGGCGCGAAGTACTACATATTTGAGCTTCCTGTGATCGGCCGTACGTATGGAGTAGGGATTGATACGATTCCATTCACCACTATCAATGAGAAGGGATCAGACCACATCGCAGCAGTGAAGTGCTTTGACACCAATCAATATGTCGCGTACTACGCAGAGAGAACCTATGATGCTGATGATGCAGCAAGGAGAACTATATACCTGCAGAAGCTATACAACAACGCTGTCGCCCTTGTCGAGAAGAACTCCATTGGGGCGCTCAAGACATCATATAAGCATAGCGGGAACATGGATATGCTGGCATGGTGTCCTAGGAGGTTTAGGGCGAAGAATGCCAGGCCAGAGAAGGGGCTAAATAAGGATAAGAACACAACGGAGTTGAGGTTGCTCGTACGCGATTACGTGAAGAGTAATATGCAGGACATCTGGATCGATCGATTCTTTGCAGAGTTCTTCAACTTCCCTTTTGAGAATACGGATTTCATGGATGCTATGGCGATGGCCGAAGCGTTACACGAAGAGTACAGAACCATCATGCACAAGCGAACGATAGAGGAGAAGTTCCCTGCATCGTCGGTTTCGTTCACTACAAATGCGAAAGGCGAAAGGGTGATGGTGACGGGTAACGGAGGAGCAGCGAAACCAGGGGGAGACTTTTCCCATTTATTTACTATGCAGAAGAAGTAAAGTAAATACGTAAATTTGCTACGATGATAGACTTCTCTCAAATACATTTCCCCTGTGAGGCAGAGTGCCTTAAGAAGGGTCAGGTTATATGGGAGAAGTGTCTTGTGTTGAATGTATTTCCACAAGGATCGCTATTGAGCGGCAATCAAACGTGCGACTTGTTCTGGCTTGTCGTAGATCAAAATGGTGACGTATTCAAAATCTGGAAACTAGAACATGTACGATTCGGCAATATTAGCAACGCTTCCTGACCAAGGATTAAGCAACGACCAGATCCTAAAGCGATATGGGACGTATGCGAATTACTATCGACTGAGCGCTTTGTTCTATTGTCGGGCATACAACCGACTCCCAACGAGAGACTATGACAAGACTCAGATTGGGGTGGGTGGTTCAGAGGTGACGCAGATACAAGATAACTTCTTGTATGCTATGGGGCTTCAAGCCAATACGAATGTGTACCTCGGTCAGATAGAAGGATCAGATGGACAGATTGAGGATTTGTCAACTCCATACATGCCAGGGAAGGATACGTACACGATTGTTAACTTCTTGCGTGGTCAGTTCCTAGGTGTCGCTTCAAGTGCTGAACCGCACGTGAATGTAGTCAACCCAGAAATGAAGAATGAAGCAACCAAGAAGCTTAAGATGGTTCAGGTTGCTCGTAAGTTCTCAAAGCAGCTGGAGCAGATAGAAGAGTCAACGGGGCTTAAGTTCGTCCCTCCTGCTAACCCAGCAGCTACAGAAGAGGAGATTGCCAAGACAATCTTCATGTCATTCTCTTCTGACCTACAGCATGACGCTGGATTGATTCTCGATTACGTACGGGAGAATAACATGAACACGCAGGATTACTCTCGCCAGTTCATGAATGTAACGATTGGTCGTCGGGCCATATTGAATGTTACAGACGAAGGCCGTCTTGAGGATGTCCCTCCTTACTTGTACTTCGCCATGTCAGCGAAGGATGATGACTTCGGCCGATACGATGTATCAAGGGGTAAGATTAACTTCATCCACAAAGATGCCGCTATTGCCAAGTATCGTAAGTACCTGAGCAACGAGGATATTGCACAGATTCGTAATGGATCATATACCAATACCACAATCTTCACGCAGCTTGCTGCATTGTACAATTACACGCTATTCAATTCTATCAATCAATACATGAGTGAGATCACTGTGTATTGGAAAGCAACGATAGACTCTGGGTATCGCGTAGTGAAAGATCAGGATGGCGACAGGGTGGCTATCAAGCTAAAGAACGGTAAGGGCAAAAAGGGTACGCCAGTACAGGTTATCCGTAAGGCCACACTCCTAGCCAATATGTTCATTGTTGACTTCGGCGTTCATGACGTTATCGATGATCCTAACCAAGCAGGGAATAAGCTGTTCCCTATCATGTGCTTCCAGCCCGATACATACATTGGTATCAACCAGTGTTTGGTAGATCAGCTGAAGCCTAAGCAGAAAGAGCTTGATGCTATTAGCTATCGTGTACGAGAGAACTACACAATGGACTTGGGGACTATTATCGCGCTAAACGGTAAGAAGTTCAAGAATGGCATGACTCCATCACAAATCTATTCTCAGTTACGCAAGACACGATTCACGATGTCTACGGCCTCTGGAGAGGATGGAGATTACACCGACAGAGAACCGCTAATGCAGAAGGAGGATGTTTCGTTGATGCGAGATATCCAAAACTACCTAGCTATCAAAGACAGCATGAAGGCTGAGCTTAAAGAGATTGCAAATGTCTCTGCAGCAATCATGGGAACACAGACGGGGTACATCGGCCTGCGTACGCAGCAGAACTCTGCAGGATTAGCATCAAACAGTATCCAGTACACAATGACAGGAGTGCTTCAGCTGTTTGCTGATGCTGCTCAGTTTGCTATTGAATACGTAAAGAATGACATCCAGAAGAATCCTGATAAGTTGAAATGGCAATCGCTACTTGGCGAAGAGGGCGTTCAGCGTATTCTTGATTTGAAGAATGATACATACACAGACTTCCTTCTAAGCATTTCCACTCGCGACATCATCGATCCTGCACGTAAGGCAAGAATGCTTTCTGCATTGGATAACTTGATGGCTACAGGTCAAATCGACTTTGCTGACTGGCTTAATGTTGAAGATGCTAAAACCATCAGTGAGCTTAAGGATTACGCTAAATACTCTGTTGCTAAGAAACGTGAGATTCAGCGTGTTCAAGAGATGATGGCTAATGCATCAAGATTGCAGTCTACAGAGGCTATGGCACAAGGTCAGTCTCAGACTAAGCAAGTGGAGATGGAGGGTAACTTGGCTAAGCAGACGATCGCTACGACAGGCAACATGGCGAAGGAGATGCTCAAGCAAGGGTATTCCCAAGAAGAGATTGCACAGTTCATGTCAGGGGCTTCGGCCCAGGGCGGTGCAGAGCAACAGGGAATGCCACCTCAAGGCGCTCCTCAAGAGCAAATGCAGCAGCAAGGTGGCGGTATGCCTCCGGAAATGATGCAACAAATGATGCAACAGCAAGGTGGGCAACCACCTCAGCAATAATAATAGGACTGATAATCAACACGATAGCAAGTGTTGATTAAATTAATAGTTTAATAAAACGGAAAACAAACATAAATTTGCAATTAATATGGAATCAGTATTGAATGAACCTATTGAAAAAGAAGAAGTAACGGCAGCGGCAGCAGGCGAAGCAACGGTAGAAACGACTACGAATGCAACACCACAAGCAGCGGCCAGTACTGAAACACCTGAAGCGTCATCGGCCCAAGCGGCAGATGATGGTACGTATGATGATGATGTAGATTTTGGACAAGTTCCTTCAACAGGAAATGATAAATCTACCTCTAGTCCAGATGCAGCATTGGAGGCACTGAAAGCACAACTAAATGAAGCTACTACAACAATAACTGCGTTACAGGCGCAGGTTGCTTCATTTGAATCACTTGCAGGAGATCCATTGGTTAAATTGTGGAATGAATACCGTATGGCAGAAGGGGATTCTCATTCAGTAGGAGGGTTCTTTAAGAAGGTTGGTGCAGTGTCTCCCGTTGACGGACAGGATGATGAAGCGCTAATACGTATGCACTTTGAAAGACAAGCTTCCGAATTAGGGCTACAGGGCGATGAGTTCGCTCAGGCCGTTGAAGAAGAAGTCTATTCATGGGTAAACGAGCCTTCTACATTAAAAAGAAAATCCCTCGTAAGTTCAGCGAAGAAGGCGTTGTCTGGCAACGCGAATGCTTCCCTTGAGGCGATTGAGAAAGACTACAAGACCAAGCGCGACACAGAACAGCGTATGCAAATGGAGTGGCTTGATCGTCAAAGGACAAAGATTCATGCAGGAATTGAGAATGTCATTGGAAAGCGTTTCAATGGCCGTATTGTTAACTCAGAGTGGGCTACAAAGGTGAAGTCAGCGATCGAAAGATCAGGTGATATCTTTAACCCAGACTTCGTTCGCTATACAGCCCCTGACGCTAATGGCGTATCAGACCTTCTTGTAGAGGATGTGGTTCGATTCATTGACACGGCGATTCATCGCGAAGAGCTATTCAATCTTTCTAAGAAAACGATTGGACGTGCACGTGCAGAGAACCTGGAAGCAAAAGCAGTACAAGCTCACAACACTAGCATCGCAAGAGAAGTGCAGTCTGGGAAGACAATCACTGAAGAGGATGCAGCATATGAGCGTGCAATGCAACGCCAAAATCCAAACTTCAAACTGTAACCCATCGAAATAACTAACTAACTAAAAAACAATAAAATGGCAGCAACTAATGCGGTTTATACCAAAGGGAGTTTAGCGAAAGAGCTGAACCTTCAAGGGTTAATTCGTAACCGAGTTGTAGACGGCGTTGTTCAAGAAGGACAACACGCTTACGCTTGGACGAAAATCATCGAAGAAACTAACAATTTCTACGAGTCACGTGGTACGGGTAATAAAATGCTTTTCACCTACAAGGATGAGATTGCATACACTGGTGATCCAACCATCAAAGCACAAGTATCTTCTTCTGTAGCTTCTACAGGTGGATCAGTGTTGATTACATTCACCAACCCAGACTACCAAGCATTCCGTGAGAATGACCAAGTAGCTCTTAAGTTTGGTGGTAATCTTTCACGTGTTGTTGAAACAGGATTAGGATACATCAAGGTTGCACAAGCACCAGGTCACACTGCTCCAGTAGCAGGAGATTTCCCTGCAGGTAAATTGGTTATCCAGTACGTACGTTCAGTAGACACTAACGGCACAAAAGGCCCAGCTGGTGTTTATATCGTTCCTCAGACTTGGGAGAACTACTGTTCAATCATCGATGATGGTGGTCAGCAGAACTTGTTCGCTTCATTGCAGAACACTGTTATCTCCGACGCAGAAGGGTATATCACTATTGCACCTGTTAAGGAGGCGCTTCAGCGTTTCTTCCGTAACAACGCAATGACTCAATTCCTTTCTAAAGGAGTTAACCCTGAGTCAACAGGAATGAATCAGACGGCTACTAAAGGTATCCATCAGCAGATTCAAGATCGTGGTACTTACGCAGCTCTTAACTCAGCTCTTCAGCAGTCTGATTTCGAGAACTATGTACGTAACTGGTTCTTGAGTAATCCAGGTAATGACAACGCAAACCGTATCATCCGTACAGGATCAATCGGAATGAAGTTGATCTCCAACTGGTACAAAGACTACATGAAGTTTGATAGCACAATCGCTGTTAACTTTACTGATGGTTCTATCAACGGTTTGAACGCTACACGCATTTGGATTCCAGGATTCGAGTATGTAAACGTAGTTCGCGACAAAATGCTTGATATGCAAGGAATGGGTACATTGACTTCATTGCCTGGTTTCGAAGGTTTGCCACAAACATCTGGTAACTTCTACATGCTTGACTTCTCCCCAGTTCAAATGCAAACATCAGGTATGATGGCCCCAGCTTTCCA